CCGTCCGATGTTTACGCCGGCGAAGATTCGGAAGTTGTGAAGTCTGCCAAGAAGCGCAAGAAGGGCGGCAAGGTTTGTGGCCCAATGGCCATGAAGCGCGCTGACCGCAAGCCGCGCAAGTCTGGCGGCAAGGTCTCGGCGGGCTGGGATGCGGCCTCCACGACGCACAATCCTCCGGGCCGCAATCTGGTTGACTGATTATGGATTGGCCCGCTTCGGCGGGCCTTTCTTTTCGGAGGTTGTCATGGCTGAGAAATGGATCCAGTCAGCAATAAAAAAACCTGGGGCGTTGCGTAAATCGCTGAAGGTTAAAGAGGGTGAAACAATTCCGACCGGCAAGCTTAAAAAGGCTTCGCATTCGGAAAACCCGACGCTTGCCAAGCGGGCAAATCTGGCTTTGACTTTGAAAAAACTCAATAAGCGCCATGGCGGTCAGGTTGACGGCGCGATTTCAGTTAAAAGACTGGATCGGAAGCCTCGCGCTGGCGGTGGCTGCTACTAAGGAATTTTATCATGCAAGGCATTCAGGTAGTTGCCGGTCCTTTGGCCACGGCTGATGATAATGGTATTTGCGAATCGCAGACTCCTTCGGCCGGCCCTTTGACATTAAATGGCGCGCTTGTCTCTAGTGGCGTTGCAAGACTTGGAACTGCTCGACGAGTGCTTGTTACTACAGCTGGCAATGAAACCGGTAAGACGATGATTATTACCGGGACAGATGTTAATGGGAATACAATCTCCGACACGGTTAGTTTGCCAAATGCTTCAACTGTTTACACAGATTTAGATTTTCTTACTGTTACTCGTGTTACGATAAGCTCTAATGCAGCAGCTGGCATTATTGTCGGAACTAATGGAATTGGTGGATCTCGCTGGGTGCGATTTGATGATTTTGCCCCAGGCAGTATCTCAATCCAGCTTACAGTTAGTGGAACTGTAAACTATACGCTTCAAGCTACTCTCGATGATCCAAATGATCCATTTAGCCCTGTAACAGCTGAAAATGTAACCTGGGTTAACTCTTCAGATTTAAATGTCGTAGCTGTTGCGGCAACTCGTCAGAGTAATTTCCTTTTTGCGCCCAAATATGCCCGTGTGCTTATCAATAGCGGAACGGGAACGGTTACGGCTACATTCGTCCAGAGCAGCAATGGACCGATCTAATGTCTGGTATATCTGCTGGAAACGGCTTAAGCGCAGGAAATAATCTTTCTACGCTTACGGCATTATCTCCTGATAATGGGCTATCTTTCAATGGCTTCCCTGCTGCTAATCCGACAAACTCTCTATTGCTTGAATCCGGCTCATACTTGCTTTTGCAGGATGATAGTCATCTCTTATTGCAGGCATAATCATGGCTGACCAAAAGCTTCCTTCACTTCCTGCCGCTTCAACTCTTACAGGGTCAGAGGTTTTATATGGCGTCCAGTCATCAGCATCTGTGAAGATCAGCGGAAATCAAATTAAGACATTTACTAATGTCCCTGGTGGAACAGACGGGCAAGTCCAGTGGAATAGTAATGGCGCTTTTGGGGGATTTGATGTTTCTGGAGACGCTACATTAGTTACATCAACTGGCGCTCTTACGGTTTCCAAGATTGGTGGCATCCCAGTTTCTTCTAATTATGTTTCTAAGACAGGAACATATACTGCAAGTTCAAGTGACTTTGTAATTGATTGCACCGCTAATACATTTACAGTTAGCCTTCCGACAGCAGTTGGTATTACTGGAAAGCAATATTGTATTAAGAATAGTGGAACTGGTGTTATTACGATTGATGCCAATGGATCTCAAACAATTGATGGCGAATTAACTCGCATATTATCAATTCAGTATGGGGCTATTTGGATTATTTCCGATGGCGCAAATTGGAAGGTTATCTAATGTCTTACAATACTGCCCCAAATCCTCATGCAACATTCTCATCATCTGTTGATCAGGCGATTGTTGATTCTGCATTGGCTCAAGTCGTCACATTCAATACAACAATAAATTCAGCCGGCATTTCTCTTGGAGATAATACAAAAATTATATTGCCGCAAACAGGCAATTATTTATTTTCAATTTCCGCTGTTGCGTTTTGCACGGCGGGATCTGATCAAGAAGCTTCAATATGGTTTAGAAAAAATGGGGATGACGTAGCAAATTCTAACACTTATCTAACTGTTCCTAAAAATAACAACATGATTGTTGCAGTTACTCTTAGTCTTCCCTGCACAACTGCGGGTGACTATTATGAATTGTGGTTTTCTGGGCAGTCCACAAGCGTTAGACTTGATTCTGTCGCTGCTATTACAGGCTCATCAACCTTCCCGCCAAATCAACCTGCTTCACCTTCAATTATTATAACTGTTGCTCAAATAGGTTAATAAATAATGGCCAATACACCTATATCTGGGCTTAACCCAGGCGTTGCTATTAGCGATACGGATTTATTTCCCGACGTTCAGACGGTAGGTATTGGCCCGGTAAGGGTTACTGCTTCTCAGATTAAAACATATACTTCTAATAGCCCAGTGCTTGTTACGCCTAATATCGGCGTTGCAACCGGAACGAGCCTGGCTCTTGGTGGCGCTGCTATTGGCTCTAATGCGCTGGCTGTTACTGGAACGGTTGATTTCAATGGCGCTGTTACGCTTGGAACGCAGCAGAGCATTCAAGGATCTCTTGTTCTTTCCAACACTGCCGCTGGCGCGTACGAGACAACGTTAAGATCCTCAAATTCATCAAGCGTTGCCTGGACATTTACGCTTCCTCCGAATGCCGGAACAAACGGCTTTATTCTGACTACGAATGGATCTGGCGTATCTGCCTGGACTAATCCGACTGCTCTTGGCATTGATATAGACGTTAATTCCACGGCTATCACGGGTGGCGTTAGTGGTAGGCTTGTTTACGATAACGCGGGCACTTTTGGTGAGATTTCAGCCATTACAACCAATGGCTCCGGAGCGTTAACTATCGGATCTCAGCAGACGACCCAAGGCTCTATTGTGTTGGGCAACACCGCTTCTGGTGCTTTTTCTACGACAATTCAGTCATCAAATAGTTCTTCGGCAGCCTGGACGCTGACGCTTCCGACCACTGCCGGGACGAGCAATTATGTTCTTACCACAAATGGTTCTGGCGTATCATCCTGGTCTCAGGTTAGCCTAACTGCTGGCGTAACAGGGATATTGCCGCTTGCAAATGGTGGAACAAACGCAAATTTGACTGCCTCTAATGGCGGTATTTTTTATTCAAATGCCACGGCTGGAGCTATTTTATCTGGCACTGCCACCGCTGGGCAGCATTTGCAATCCGGCGCTAATTCGGCTCCTTCGTGGACAACGGCGACATTCCCGTCTACTGCGACCGGAACGGGTTCAATACTTCGGGCTGATGGAACAAATTGGACTGCCACAACTGCAACATATCCCAATACGACCGCGGCAGGCACAGTTTTAGTCTCTGCTACTGCGAGCGCTATTACCGCTTCGTCTTCTCCGACCTTGGGTGTTCAGCAAACCACGCAAGGTTCTCTTGTCCTTGCCAATACCGCTGCTGGGGCTTTCGCGACAACAGTTAATTCATCTAACTCTTCTACGGAAGCATGGACACTCACACTACCGCCCAACAAGGGAACTAATGGGTATATACTGACCACAAATGGTTCGGGCGTATCCTCATGGACGAATCCAACGGCACTAGGTATTGACCTGGATGTTAACACGACGCCCATAACAAATGGCACGGCTGGACGACTGCTTTTTGAGGGTGCGGGCAACGTTCTTCAGGAAAGCGCAAATCTTACATTTTCTTCCAGCACATTAACGCTTGGCGTTGCATCTTCCGCCACTGGCTCTGTAGCATTGACGGGCGCGACGAGCGGGACGGCAACAATAACGGCGCAAGCTGTTGCAGGAACTCCGACGCTAACACTGCCAACTGCAAGCGGGACTCTTGTATCAACAGCAACTTCTCCGCTTTCTATCAACGCAACAAGCGGAGATATTTCAATTACTGGCTTGGCGGGTGGGGTTCTTGCCGGCTCAACTCCTGCGTTTACTGCCACTCCAACACTTGGAGTTGCCGGAACGACGGTAGGAACCATTGCATTTGCCAATGCTACATCTGGAAGCATTACTCTTTCGCCTGCAACTGGTGCGCTTGGGTCATCAACTATAACTATACCGGCGACGACTGGAACGATGACCGTTCTGGGAAATTCCACTACTGGATCTGGCAATATTGTACTTGGCACATCTCCTTCTTTGACAACTCCATCTCTCGGAGTTGCAACAGGAACTAGTCTTAATATAAATGGCGCGACACTTGGAACAAACAATTTAGCAGTAGTGGGAACGTCATTTTTTAATGGAAGTGTTGGTATTGGGGCAAACGCACTTTCTTTTACTCAGTTTTATGTAAACTCCTCATCTAATATTAATGCAAGATTTGAAAGACAAAGCGGAGCAGCCGTAGATATTCTTGCTCAATCAACATTAGGTGCCATTGGAACGGCTAACTCTAATCCATTTTTGTTTTACACAAATGGCTCCGAGTCGGCCAGGATAGATCAAAATAAGAATTTTGTTATTAATACAGCAGCTATTGCGACAAACGCAACTAATGGATTCTTGTATATCCCGTCGTGCGCGGGAACTCCTACTGGCGTCCCAACGACATATACTGGTAGACTGCCTATTGTATATGACTCTACAAATAATATGTTATACATATACAATGGGGGGTGGAAATCGGCTACGTTTACTTAATCAGGGAGGGATCAATCATGTCTTTAATTTATGAAACCGTAATTAATGAAATGCAGGTTAAAACAAATATTGATAATAAGAAAAATGTTGTGTTCATAATAAATTTTAATATCGTTGGAAGTGATGATGGGTTTTCGTCATATGAAAATTTAAATTATGAAATAGGATATGACAAATATTCTGATTTTGTCTCTTATGAAAATCTGACCAAAGAAATTGTCTGTTCATGGATTACTAAATCACTTGGCTACGAGCTTGACAATATCAAAAACAAAATTAAACTAAACATTGAAGAAATGAAAAATCCAACCGTTAAATCTATTCCTCTCCCATGGTAGAATGAGGGCAAAATGGACAATATACCTGTTACCTTGACGGCAAATGAATGGAATGTTGTTCTTAATGCTTTGTGTCAAAGGCCATTTGCCGAGGTAAATTTTCTTATATATAAAATAAAAAACCAAGCTGATGCTCAGGCTGAAATAAATAATATTGGTAATAATTCTGATATATCTCAAAATACATAGAGAGAAAATTAATGGCATATGCATCCAAAGAGGGTAGAGCGAGAATAAATTCCCGCTCTCCACAGGCTGCTGGCCAATGTGATCGATGTGGCTTTCTCTATAGCCATAGCCACCTCCGCTGGCAATTAGATTATAGCGGATCTGGATTATACAATAAACGCATTTTAGTATGTGAGAATTGCTACGATACGCCTCAGCAACAGTTGAAGGTTATAGTTATTCCGCCAGATCCAATGCCTATCTTAAATGCCAGACCTCCAGATTATGAAAATTCTGTAACAAATATTCGCCAAACATATCAAACTCCATTAACTGATCCTGTAACTGGATTGCCAATACCGCAAGGTGATACCAGAGTATCAAATGCCAAATTGTATTTGGACAATGAGTTGTTGATGGAAAATTTGTCCGGGTGCATACAGTTAGAAAATAGAGCATTATGTTTATCAGCAGAAAATTCTGCGCAAGAAGAATATGTTAGGGTTACCCAGCAAACCGGCGAGCCTCCAGGTGGGCTAAATGAGTTTCCTGGAACCAACTTTCAGGTTCCTGGAAATGATGATCCCGGGCTTCCCTACGGAAACGAAGAAGTACCACAGACAGGACCACTATAATGGCATATGTTCAGATTCCTAATCTTCCTGCATCGGCCGGTGTTAGTGGTGGAGAACTTGTAGAGGCCGTTCAAGCTGGATCGTCCGTTAAGCTGACAACTGGACAAATTGCGTCATTGTCTAAGCCAAATGGCGGAGCTTATGCGGGAAACATTAGTTTCTCAAATGTTTTGCCAGATGGAGCTAATACTGCCAGATATTTACAAACAAGATTTTCAGATTGTCTTAATGTCAAGGATTATGGGGCAATTGGCGATGGCGTAGCCGACGATACAAATGCTTTTTTATCTGCAATTGCTGCTACAAATACAACTGCACCAGAAGGAACATTGCTTGGCAAGGCCATATACATCCCATCTGGAACTTATTTAATTAAAAGAATAAACATAATAAAGTCCGTTGTGTTATTTGGCGACGGGTCAACTTCAACAAAAATCTTATGTGCGCCCTTGGTTAATAGCGATGTTTTAAATTTTAATGGCGTTGATGGAATTGAAATAATTGGAATTACTGTAGACGGAAATAAGGCAGCTCAAATATCTGCTCCAGTTAATTCTGGAAACCCGGTAGCTTTTGTTAGCTGCTCAAATGTTTATATGCACGATTGCGTTTTTACAAACGCTCTTGGCAACGGCATGATAACATTTGGTGGTTTTAATTTCCATTACGAAAAGTGTTATTTTACAGATAATAACGCAAATGGAACATATCACACTACTACTGCGGTAGCAATAGATAACGGAACAAAAAATATTACCGGAACAAATTGTGTTTGCAGTAATAATGGTTTTGATGGTTTTTGCTTTGATCCAGGATCGGATAACTGCACGCTTTCGGCGTGTCTTTCTTTTTTAAATCTTGGCTGCGGATATAATGTTTTTGGAAATAACTCTGGAATATTTGCCAGAAATGTAACCCTTGTTGGATGTATTGCAAAAAGGAATAGCCTTGAAGGGTTTAGTGTTGTTGCAAGTTATAATGTTACAATTTCCGGATGCCAATCTATTGAAGATGGCCAAAACGGATTTCCTGGAAGAAATCATGGGTTTATTGTTCTTGGAGATTTTGTTGGGCAGGGAAGGATTTACAATGTAACAATTAATAATTGTTTAATTTTTGCTCCTCGCGGTCATGGAATTTTTTGCGATACTACAAATGGAACAACTCACGCAAATATTATTATTTCTGATACTTTAATTTATAACGTCGGGCAAAGCAATCCGGGTAATTACGATGGGATACATTTAACAGAAGTCGAAGATGTTCTTATTTCTGATATCTTTATAAAAGATACAGATGTTCCTAAAAAAATGAGATTTGGTATCTCTACTTCCGCCGACTCTACTGGTGTTAAAATAATTGGCGGAACTGTGGAGTCCGGGACTTTAGGCAAATATAATGTTTCTAATGGAGATGTATTTATAGCTCAAGAAATTAACGATGGAGAATATTCTGTATTTACAAAAACCGAAGACAAAGGAATTTCAGTATATGGTGCTGCGCGCCCTAGAATTACTTTAACTCCCACAGCTACATCTACAAGCGCAAGATTTTATGCCAGGGAATCAAGCTGGTATGCAGCTGGTATTTGGAATAACATTCAATGGAATACTAGCTGGAATTTGGATAATGAATCATATCCCGGCTGGGACGTATCCACTAATTCTGATTTAGATATATTTCAAGTTAGAAGAGCAACATCTGGAACAAATCCAAGAAACTTAACAACATTATTTACTATTAGAGTTAATGGAACAACTGAAAATATTGCGGAAATACAAAACTATCCGTTACCTCGTTACGTAACTACACCCTCGCCATCTGGTTCAATTGGCAGATTTTACTCAAGAGAATCAAGCTTTTTTGCTTCTGGTTTTACGAATAATATGAATTGGAGTGCAGATTGGTTACTCGACGATCAGTCAAAATCTGGATGGGATGTATCTACTAATTCTGATCTTGATATATTTCAAATCAGAAGGGCTGCGCCCGGTCCCGATCCGGTAACTCCTGTTAAAATATTCCAAGTAGAAGCAACTGCTTATGCTAACAATGCAACGAATCTTTTTGTTTTGCATAATGATGGCTCAACGACAACACTTAAAAGAGTTAATGTTGGGGCTGCTGATAGCGCGGGAACGGGATTTAGAGCGCTTCGAGTTGATAACTAAGTAGGAAGAAATGGCCAATAATGACCAAGTAACAATTTGGGGAGGAATCCCAAGATTTGGCACAACTCCCACGACCGGACAGGCCATTGCTGGTGGGGGTAATGGATTTGTCATTTATGATAGTGCAATAGATAATATTAATATACCTGCATCCAAAATAAGAATAGGAAATCAATATAAAATAACTTTTGCGGGCTCAACTGATTTTGTTTTATTGGGTTCTGCAAACAACAATGTCGGAACAATATTTACTGCAACTTCAAGCGGAACAATTTCATCGGGAACAGGAATTGTTTCGATAGAGCCTACGCCTGCTACGCCTCTTCCAAACAAAAACATGGAACTGGCCAATAAAACAATAACCGGCGTAACAACGCAATATTATGGATTTGCTGGATATTCCGGGTCATATTATTCAACGTCAACACAGGCAAATTTGGCGGCGCAAAATCTTGTAAATTTTAATCAAACTTCCATACAATATGGCGTTTACCTCACCGGATCTCCGACAAGCAGATTGACTGTTCAAAATGCTGGTGTGTATCGGATTAGCGGGACTTTGGACTTTTACTGCACAGATGTAAAGCCTCCGACATCTGTTCCTGTAAGCACCACAAGCATTACAGTCAGTGGTCCTTTTCCAGAAACGATCACAATATCTGGACAAACTGTTGATGTCGAATGGGACGATGTTGCGCTTGAGACATCTTTGGGTGTTTGGATAAGAAAAAATGGCGTTGATGTTCCCTGGACCAAAAGGGCTTATAGTTTGATTGGCAATGAAGCCAGAATGGTTGTAAGTATTGATTACATGTTGGTTTTGGAAAATGATGAATACGCCGAACTTGTGTGGGAATCTGCCAGCGCCAATACATCTTTGTATAATGCTGCTGCTGATTATCCTTCCGCACTCATAAACATTACTTTGGTGAGATAAATGGCCACATCCGGGACGTATGCGTTCAATCCTGCTCTTGGTGAGATTGTCATTGGCGCTTATGCCCGTTGTGGCATTCGCCGAACTGAGCTTACCCAGCAGCACATGGAAGACGCACGATTTGAATCCAATATGCTCATGTCTAATTGGGCTGGCAACGGGATCAATCTGTGGCAGGTGGATACGGGAACGATAAACCTTATCCAGGGTCAGGCGGCATATACTATTCCCACAAATACAGTTTTCCTTTTGGATGTATACATAACGCAAGGAAACAATCCGGCAATCAACAGGCTGATCCTGCCGATTAGCCGCACTGACTATGCGTCGATTGCCAACAAGACCCAGCAGGGATTTCCCACATCCTATTGGTTTGACAGGTTAATCAATCCAAATTTATACATTTGGCCACTTGCAAATCAGGATGGAGCGTATACACTCACTTATTACAGGATGCGACAGGCTCAGGACAGTGAGTTATCCAATGGGACAAACGTCGAGGTTCCGTGGTATCAACTTGATGCCTTTCTGGCGGGTTTGGCTTCTCGATTAGCAGTTATCTATGCTCCCGATAAGGTTCAAATCCTTGAGCCTCTTTATCAGGCGTCGTGGCAAAAGGTTCTTCAGGCAGGAACAGAAAACGTTCCGTTAAAGATTTCTCCGCAGCTTCGCTCTTACTTCCGGTAAGCCAAAATGGCATTGACCTACACAACCTATGTTGCCCAGATAGCCAATATTATGGCTGCGCAATCGTCTACGACGCAGTTCCAGACGATGTTGCCTGGTTGTATAGATTACGCAGAACAAAGATTGTACCGTGAGCTAAATCTTATATTTACGCGTGCTACGGTTACTGGCACGCTCTCTCCAAATACAAGATCGTTTACCCTTCCGAATGCCACTGGCTCCATTCCGTTCATAACGGTGAGCAATGTGAATGCGCTCATTTCCGGAAGCCGCAGGCCGCTTGCGCATATGCCTTCAAATGTGGTTGATTACCTTGCTCCAAGCGATACCGCTTCGGCGGGTAATTTTCCGACGATGTATTATATGAAGGATCAGTCAAATCTAATTGTTGGCCCTTCGTCCACCACATCTACAACTCTTGAAATACTTGGCACATACAGGCCGGCGCCTCTGTCTGTCAGCAATACAACGACACAGCTAACAAATTTCTTCCCGGATTTGTTCATTGCCGCTAGCATGATATTTGCCTCCGGTTACATGAGAGACTTTGGCGCTCAATCTGATAATCCGCAGCAGGCTCAGTCATGGGAAGCTCAATATGAGCTATTAATTAAATCTGCGCAGACTGAAGAAGCCCGCAAGCGGTTTAATGAAGAGGCGTATAAACAATGAATTATCTGGAATACGCTTTGGTAATTGCAAATCAAATTCCTGTGGACAAATCGTCTACGGCATTTCAGGCATTTCTTCCATCAATTATAGATTATGCAGAACAACGTATTTACAGAGAGTTAAATCTTTTATCAACTCGCATTCGTAATTCTTCGTCAAATTGCACTGCAAATAATCGTTCATTTACTCTTCCTACAAATCTTGGGACATTTATAACGGTTACAGAAATAAGCATAATTACTCCAGTTGGAAGCACAGCCGCAAATGGAACGAGAAACGTTCTTATGTCTGCGGCAAAAAAGCTTGTTGATGTTGTTGCTCCCACAAATACAGCGGTATCTGCATCTCAGGTGCCGTCCATGTATTATATGCTTGATCAGCAAACTGCTATATTCGGACCATCTCCGGGAGCTGCCTTTAATGTTGAAGTTACGGGAACAATTCGTCCGGCTCCATTGTCGGCTACAAATACGACGACATTTTTGACAACAAATTTACCGGATTTGTTTGTCGCCGCCAGTATGGTATACGCCGGAAACAACATGAGGGATTTTGGCATTGAGGCCGGCAACGCTGCAATTGCCCAATCCTGGGAGCAGCAATATCAGGCATTGTTCGCCTCCGCCAATGCGGAAGAGACTCGCAAGCGCTATAATCTGGAAGTTAGCCAATGAGCATGAATTATACCTCATACACGCTTAGGCTTGCTTCGTTTATAACGACCAATCCGGACAATGTTGACTATACTGTTTTGATACCGTCAACTATAGATTATGCAGAACAACGCGTTTACCGCGAACTGGATTTATTATCCACAGTTGTAACAAATGACACAGCTTCAACGACTGCCGGAAACAGGAATTTCACCCTTCCGACGGGTCTTGGAAAATTTGTTACTGTCCAGACCATTAATATAATTACACCTGCTTCTACTGCGCCAAATAGCGGAACGCGCCGCCAGCTTACGCCTGTAGATCGACGCTATCTGGATGCTGTGTGGAATAGCTCAACGGGAGCTACTGTTCCGAAGCACTTTGCCATGAATGATCAGGATACGATTATTTTTGGACCTTGGCCCGATGCTACATATCGTGTTGAGGTTGTAGGAACAATTAGGCCCACGCCTTTGTCTTATAGTAATCCTACGACATTCCTTACGAATTATCTTCCTGATCTGTTCTTGTCGGCAAGCATGGCGTTTTTTGCTAAAAATTTACAAGATAAGGGCGTAGGAACGGCAAATAATGCCGAGTTTTGGGATAATAATTATAAAGAACTATATGCTTCTGCCAATGCTGAAGAGCTTAGGAAAAAATTTGCCGGACCGTCATGGACATCTATGTCTTCTGTTAAGCCTCCGGAGAGATGAAATGTTAAATCCGGAAAATATTAAAGAAATATTTAATTATAATCCAGAAACAGGCGATCTTACTTGGCGTCAACGTATTGGTGGAAGAACTCTCGGCAAAATCGGAACATTAGACAAAGATGGCTATTTAATATTTTTAATGAATTACCGAAAAAATAGGTATTGTGTTCATAGGGTTATTTGGGCTTATGTTCATGGAAAATGGCCTAAAGATCAGATTGATCATATTAATGGGATTAAAAACGACAATAGATTATGCAATTTGAGACAGGCTAATACGGCAGAAAATATGAGAAATGTTGGAAGGCAGTCTCATAATACTAGCGGAATCAAGGGCGTTTCATGGCATAAACTTCGCGGGAAATGGCGTGCAGATATCAAGGTGAATCAGAAACAAATCTGGCTTGGTAATTTTGATTGTTCTGCGGCTGCATCATTTGCGTATCAGATAGCTGCTGATAAATACCACGGAAAATTTGCGAGGTCTTTCTAATGCCATTTGAGACACTTCGCATTGTGCCTTCTGTCGATCTGGAAAAAACCCTTGCGGACAATGCTGCCGGCATTTCCTTTTCCAATTTCATCCGCTGGCGCGATAAATTGCCTGAAAAGCGTGGCGGCTCTGTATATTTCAATAATAGTTCAGCGACATATGGCGTTGTCCGGGCGCTTCATGCCTGGCAGGGTTTGAGCAATTTTAAATTTCTTGCAATTGGATCAACAACGTCTTTAACAATCTATTATTTTAACACAACAACAAATACATGGATTACAATTCCTATTACGCCCAAGTCATTAACGGTAGATGTATCTCCTACTATTGTAAGTCAAAATGCAACAACGCTTTCAGATACAAGGGTATTTGTTAATGATGTTGGACGAAACGTCACACTATATTGCACTGTAATATTTCAAACACAGGCTTCTGTTCCACCTTCTGGATCATTTGGTTCAAATGGCGCGAATTTTGGATGCTTTTTGCCCTCAAAAGGATATCAGATAAATAATCTGGTTACTGCAAATATATATGAAATAACGGGAACAAACGGACATGTTGGCGCTCCTTCTACGGGATTGGTTCCTCAATTTGTCACTGCAATTAACGATGGAATAGTAAGAGTTAATTTGCAGGGCCATACCTATGCTGTTGGCGATGCGGTAGATTTTAATGTTTCCACAACGGTTGGCGGAATACCGATTTTTGGTAGATATATTGTTACAGAATCCGTTATTACTGCTACCTCAGGTTCGTATCCTAGTCCCAATGTTGGTTATTTCAAATTTAGGGCTCAACAAAACGCTACTTCTACTCAAACCGCCTCAATGAATGGCGGAAACCTAAAACTTACCTATTGGGACACCAATAACAGCATTTCCGGCTCAACTTCAGTTACAACAACGGATTGGTGGCTAGACAATTGGGGAGAGACGTTAATAGCCAATTATGTTGATGGTCCAATTTTTACATGGAACGTTGCTTCTCCTAACTTTTTTGCCCAGATGATATCAAATGCGCCTGTTGTAAATTTCGGGTGCTTTGTTGCAATGCCTCAACAAATGATTATGGCCTGGGGATCGACATACACATCATTTCAGGATCCTTTGCAAATTCGTTGGTGCGATGCCGGAAACTATGATGATTGGACGCCTACAACAATAAATCAGGCTGGTGGGTTTAGGATACCGACGGGTTCCAAGCTTGTGCGAGGCATTCAGGGACCAGCGCAGCAATATTGGTGGACGGATATTGATTTGTATGTTTCTCAATATGTTGGCCCGCCTTTTGTGTTTAATTTTAATAAAATCGGTTCTGGATGCGGGTTGATTTCGCCAAAAGCAGTTGGGCAACTTGGCCCTACGCTTTACTGGATGAGCCAAAAACAGTTTTTTGCCGTTTCCTCAACCACTGGCGTTCAGCCGATACCTTGTTCTGTCTGGGATTATGTATTCCAGAACCTTAATGAGGCTCAGGTAGATAAAATACGATGTGCGCCTAATTCACAATTCAATGAGATCACATGGTTTTTTCCCGCTGTAATAGGAATGGTAACATCTGTTGCAAATAATGGAACCGGAAATTTAAGAGTTACACTATCAAGTTCTGCGCGAACAATCGTTAATGGTGAAACTGTTACTTTATCAGGGATGAGCGTGCCTGCATACAATGGCTCATTTGCAATAAGCAATGTGGTTGGCAATTCTTTTGACATTACTACTGTTGCATTTACAACTACAGCTACTGGCATATGCTCATCTACTGAAAACGATTCATATGTGACCTATAATGTTCTTTACAATGAATGGGATGTTGGCAAGCTTGCTCGTTCCGCATGGGTCAACCAATCAATATTTGGCGCTCCGCTGGCTGCTGATACATCGGGAATTATTTATCAACATGATAATACTGGCGTTTATAATCTCGGAAATGATAATATTATAATAAACGCGTATTTTGAGACTGGTTACTTTTCAATCACAAACGGCAATGATCTTGTCTTTGTTGATTGGATGCTTCCGGATATGAAGTGGGACACCTACGATGGCTCCCAATCGGATGCGACAATTAAAATCAGTTTTAACGTCACTGATTATGCCGGAGATACGCCAACGCTTTACGGGCCGTTCACCGTGACAAAGGCGACGCCATACATTGAGCCTCGATTTAGAGGAAGGTTCATGCAGATTATTGTTGAAAGCGAAGATTCGGATAGTTTCTGGCGACTAGGCTCAATCCGATATCGCTTTGCTCCAGCAGGTAGACGATAATGTCACAAGACGCAATTAACGCATCCGCTCAAAATGCAGTTGTTGCCATAAATGCTCTTAATAAATTTATTGACACAATATCTGTTTCGCTTGTTGCGTCTACGGCCACCTTGGCTGACATTAATCTAAAACAATTTGGCACGACAAATAGCTCAGCTTTAGTCGGACCATCAACGCTTCCTCTTATACAAACAAATATATACGATGGTACTGGGACTTTGGTTCGGATATCGGTTATCAAAGACGGCACAAGTCAGGGTTATATTTACGACAGAGATGTAATTGTTGCGACAACCCAGTATCTCTGTGCCATACCCAACACCATAGGCATTTATGAAGTCCACTTACGATTTAGCACTGGACTGGTCATTGAGCCTGGGTTAGATCAAACTGTTCTTGTCTCTTACTCTCCAGACTGAGAATAATCATGCCTCTCCAAAAGGGTAAAAGTCAAAAGGCGATTTCTGCTAACATTTCCGAACTGGTTCATTCGGGACGCCCGCAGAAGCAAGCAATTGCCATCGCCCTGGACACGGCCCGCAAAGCTATGGATCGTGGCGGCGGAGTGCCAAAACATGTCGCCAAGAGAGTCGTGCATGAAGGGCCGATTAATGTGGCAATACCTGGCCGCACAGACAGGCTCCCGGTGCATGTCTATTCCGGGTCTTATGTCATTCCGGCGGATATTGTGTCAGGTCTTGGAGAGGGCAATACGCTGGCCGGGAATGATGTTATTCGTCGCATGTTTTTCCATGATTCCAGCCCGCTCAAGAGAGCCAAGGGCGGTCGGTCCATGATGACTGAAAAATATGGACTGCATGGCTATTACCACAATGACACGCGAAAGATCGTACCCTGTATTGTTGCCGGCGGAGAGTTCATCATTCCTCCGGAAGTCGTAGAGGAATTAGGCGAAGGCGATATGGATAAGGGCCACGCCCTTCTTGACTCGTTTGTTAAGTCTCAAAGACGTAAATTGCGTCAAAAGCTCGCTAAATTGCCTCCGCCCGCGCAGGACTAGTCTACGATGAAATTTGATGATTGCCCGGATGTTCGGATTGCCCAGCAGTCTGATGAGGAAGAGCTTGTCCGGTTAGCCCAAATGGCTGCCGAAGAGGATAATCAAGGCACATTTGACATAGATAAAGTCAGGTCTGTTCTTAATCTTCATTTCCATAAAGCCGGTGGGATCATTGGCGTTATAGGAAATCCGGGCCATAAATTAAAAGCTTTTACACTGTTAGCAATTACCCAACCATGGTATAGTTCAGATGGTCAGGTTCAGGAGTTGTCATTGTTTGTTGACCCTGACCACAGAAAAACGGATTATGCCAAGCAGTTGATGGTATTCAGTAAAAAGACATCGGAAGCTCTTAATCTTCAGCTTTCTATTGGCGTTATAGCTAATGAAAAGACTGAAGCAAAGGTTCGTTTGTATCAAAGGCAATTCCCACAGGCGGGAGCCTTTTTTCGTTATAATCCGCAGGCTTAGGGAATAGAATTATGCCGCAGACGACGGGCCAGAATTGGGGCATTTACAACCAGACATACACGCCAGCGGCGCAGACAGATATTTTCAATGCCATGCGTCGGGCGCAGGATGTCTCGCAGCTTCCGTTTCAGCCGTATCTTGGCCAGACCGTCGCGGGTTTTGCGCCGTCCGAAATTGCCGCCATGCGCGGTATTTATGGCTTGCAGGGATATTATGAGCCTTATGGACAGCAGGCGACGACTTTACTTGGTCAGGCCCAGGCATATGCCAATCCAAATGACCCCAGATTGCAGCAAATCCTTGGCGCGCAAATACCTACGTTTTCTCAACAAGCTGTTCAGCAATATTATAGTCCATATCAGAAAAATGTCATCGACGCTACGATGGCCAATATTGCCCAGGAGAATTTGCGCCAGCAAAATGATCTGACTGCTCGCGCTATCCAACAGGGCGGATTTGGAGGAGACAGAACTGGTATCGCAAGGGCTGAGTTAAATCGTCTTCAGAACCTACAGAATGCCCAGACGCTCTCTCAATTGCAAAATCAGGGTTATGCCCAGGCATTAGGAGCATTTCAGCAACAACAGGATTTTGCAAGGCAGAAGCAGGCTCAGGATTTTGCTCAATATAGTGCGGCAAGAAACGCCGCTATTCAGGCTGCTCAGCAGGGCGCTTACTCATTAGGACAGCTTGGCCTTCAGGGCCAGCAAGCCGGTATGCAGGGCATTCAGGCGCTTATGGGCGTTGGCCAGATGGAGCGCGCGCTTGGTCAGGCGCAGCTTGAGGATCAGTTCAAGCGTTATATGACTGCCATGGGCTATCCCTGGGAGACCGCACAGTGGCTTGCTTCTATCGTTGGCTCTCTTGGACCGCAGGCTGGTGGCACAACGTCCGGCGTCAGCTTCGGCGGATCCAGCCAGCAGACGCCAGGCCCCAGCCCGATTTCATCAATAGCTGGTCTGGCGACAAGCGGCCTTGGGGCTTTGCTCAAGCTGTTTCCCGGAGCCGGGTTTAAAGACGGTGGCCGCGTTGGCAAGGCTGATGGCGGTGGATTTGGTGAAATTCAGAGCCTTGGCCTTGAAAGCCCGTGGTCCGGATTTGACCCTCGCCGGTTGAACGAAGAGAAAATGCGGCAATGGGTTTCTCGCCTTGATGTTGATGAGGCGGTTAAGGACCAGTTGCGTGAACGCAGTTGGCTTAATCCGGATGAGACCTATGAGCCTTATCAGGATGAAGAAGAAGACCGTTCATTTTTGATGAGCCATGGCGGTCGCGCGGGTTATAAGGCTGGGGGCCGTCCATATGAGGGAGGGTCTTCTTATATTGAGTCTGATACTGTTCCCTATATTGACAAGCTAGAGCTTGCGCCTCCCAAGGCTCCGACGATTCCAAATCCCAAAAAGCCCGAGGCTCCTGAAGTCGGGAAGCTGGAAGGCGATGATAGTTTTGGTGATCTTGGCAAGATGATCGGGTCGCTGGGAACAAATGTTTCGAAGTATTTCTCCACGAGAAGCTCTAATCCTGCCGCAGCTATTACAGCTGACGAAGCTAATACAGAGTCTGAAACAGCCTCAGAAGAGCAATATGGCGGTCGCGTCGTAAAGGCCGATGGTGGTGGATTTGGAAATTGGCTCTCTTCGCTCCGTCAGGCTGGCAGCCCGACTGCTCCATATTTGCAAAATCAGGCCTCACAGCCACGACCGATGATCTCCAATATTGGAGATTTGTATAAATTTGCTTTCGGCAGAGAAGCCGATCCTGAAGGAGCAAGGTTCTGGCAGCAACAGCAGCAAGCTGGCATGTCTCTTGGGGATATTGCAAAGAATATTCTTTCCTCTCAAGAGGCAGTTTCAAGATACGGGCAAGAAAACATCGGCGGATTGCAGGATGTTTTTAGTAAATTTACTTCTACGCCCGCTGCGCCAGGATCTGTTTCTCCGTTCCAGACGCTTTTGACGACTGGCGGCGCGCCGGTAGTAAATCCTGATGGAACGCCTGTTACGCTGGAGGATGTTCAGACTCCATCCGCCGTTCAGGGACCGCCCGGACAAGGTCCGTATTCAGAAGGCGACATTGCAGCGGCGGGACAAATTTCTCCACCTGATGCCGGATTGATGCTGATGGTGGGCAAGAATCCGATGCTTGCCGTTGTTATCAATCAGCAGCAGCAAGAGAAGCAGGCTGCGGCCAATCGCAAGGTCGCAGAAATGCGCGCCTATAATGATCAGGTTTATAATGCGCCGAGGTCTCCTATCGGATACTTTATGAACCTGGATTACAGGACAATGAGCCCGAGCGGCTTGTTCGGCTTCAATCCTATTTCTCCTTATTATTCGCCTATTGTTCCCACGGCTATTAAAAGAAATGCTGGTGGCAAGGTCGAAGAACCGCGTCCGGGACTTGATCTTGGCGGTATTGCCAGACTTCCAGGGCAAACGTCTTCAATGATGACCGGCCCTGCCTCGCAGACATCATTCTCGACTAACCCTCCGGGTTACAATCCGAATGCCTATGGGCCGTATCGTGAGAGCGGTGGCCGTGTTGGCATGAGGGATGGTGGAGATCCTTCAATCATTGACCGGATTGCGAGAGGCATTGCTGCAATAGAAAGCGGCGGCTCCAAAAACCCATATGCTGTCGTCGGCGCAAGAAGCCGTAAGGGTGATCGTCCGTATGGCAAATATCAAATTATGGGCGCAAATATCCCGTCATGGGGTCGTGAGGCCGGGTATCCTAATCTGACCGTCCGCGAGTTTCTGTCTAATCCTAAAATCCAGGAAGATGTTGCGAGAACCCAGTTCGCCAAAATATTTGCCAAGAGCGGCAGTCCGAATGCCGTTGCTGGCGAATGGCTAGGCGGCCCAGGTTGGAGACGAAACAGAAGCGCCGATGTTTTGGGAACAACTGTTCCGGAATATATCCGTCGCTTTGCTCGCGCTTATGGATCTCCAACTGATGTTGTGGCTTCTTCGCGCCCTGCCTCCCAAACTCCTGTCAGAATCGCAAAAGTCCGACCGCTGACTGGTGAGCGTGTTGGCGCGGCAACATCTTCTGTGGCTCCCGTTTCAGCCGCTGATGCTCAATGGGAAAACCGCACGCGGTATGATTACAGCAAACCTTCGGCTGAGAGGGTTCCGTCTGCGGGTTCTACCGTCGCCGCTCCAGCCAAAAAGGGTTTTAGCCTTTCTGATCTGAATCCTATTGGATCAGCACAGGCTGCCGAAGCTGGTGTTGAGCCGAAGCCTGAATCCTTCAAGGATGCGGCTGCTCGTATGCGCGGTTTGAGCGGAACCTATGCTCCGGGTGTCACAGAGCAAAAATCCCTCTACACTGATTTTGGAAATCTTATTCCTGATCGGGATATGCTGGAGGAGACGCCATACGCCCAGACCATGGTTGGCTCTCCGATGAGCATGAGCATTTGGGATGGGCTCGGATTTAGTGAGCCTTCCAACGATGTTGTCTCTGAAGAACCCGCCAGGGCCAAGCCGCAAGCTGCTCCGGCATCGGAAAAACGAGAGCCTGAAAAAGGTCTCTATTTCGGTGATTTCCGGGATTACGAGCCGTGGAAGTCTGATCCGATCGGCGGCTTCTTTGATGAGCTTATGGGCGAAAAGCCACAGAGCAAAACGATGGGCAAGCGCCCGGATGTAAACTCCGGAGACGGACTGGGCTTCCTCAAGGAGCTTTTCAGTGGTCGCGCGAGTGGCGGGCGAATGGGCTATGCCGATGGTGGATCGCCGGAAGACGAAGATACGTTGACCATTGATCCGGAATTGTTGAGCCCTGAGCCCATGGGTCCGACAAAAGGATTTGATCTGGCTGAAGAGCCGACGCCCGAGTCGGATGTTGTGTCTGCTGAAGAGGCTCCCGCCACAAGGCGCGCTCCTGCCGCTTCTGCCGCTCAGAAGCCCGCTGAGCGTGGGTTTGGATCTATGCTGGGTCTTGATCGTGGGAGACTTGATTCGCTTGCTGACGCCATGATTGCCGCCGGTTTTGGCATGATGGCTGGCAAGTCTCCGAATGCCTTCCAGAATATCGGCATGGGTGGCCTTAAAGGCATCGAGGCTTATCAGGCCGGTGAGGCTATCCGGGCGCGTCGGGAGGGTGAACTTGCCAAGATCAGACAAAAAGAAGCTGAATCTGATCGTGAGCGGAACTATTTGACGGAATTTTTAGGCGCTCCATCTGCGGAAGCCGCTCCAATCCGTCCCGTCTCCAGGCAGGAAGGCGCAGATACTGAACTTGAGCCTCTTTATGATGAGCTGGAAAGATATCAGCGCGGCATCGCAGCGGCTCCCAGCCCTGAAGCTGCTCGACGGCTGAAGCTTCTTCAGGACAATATCAAGTTCAAAATCCAGCGCCTGAAAGAAGCGCAGACACAAAAAGAACGAGCAATAGAAAAGGCTCCTTCAAGCGTCTTTGAAAAGAAGCAGGCTGAAGTAAGCGCCTCTGAGTTTGCAAAGGATTATCAGGAAACACAGAAAGCCGCTGAAGCCGCAAGAAAGAGCGATGTTATTCTTCGCAGCACGTTGGATGCTCTTAATGATCCGACTGTTTATACAGGCGCGGCTGGCGAAACTGTTCTGGAAACCAAAAAGAAAATGGCCGGTTTGCTGGACCAGTTCCCGTCCCTCAAGAACGTCATTCCTGAGATGTTGACGCCATCGACATCCGGCATTGCCCAGACGGAAATGCTGAAATCCGGCGCGATCAAGTCTGTTCTTGAGGCTGCTGGAGGAAGGTTTGGCGCTGGCTTCTCCGATGGCGACCGCAGAGCGATGGAAGCCGCATCATTTGGCGTCGGCACATCCAGAGAGGGCAATATCAAAATCATCAAACAGGCTCAGGCTGCGAACAATCGCATCCAGGAAATCGCCCGTATGCAGCAAGATTATATCTCGCGCAATGGCGTCCTCGATGATGGGTTCAATCGTGAGCTTCAGCAGTATGCAAAAGCAAATCCCTTGTTCGACGCAAAGGGAAATCCGGTTGAGGAGGGTAAAGCTCCTCCGGCATCTGCGCAGACCGAATCAAAACCACGATTTACTCGCGAGCAAATTCAGGAAGAACTTCGTCGCCGTCAGGGAGCGCGATAATGGATGATAATGATCTTTCCCAATATTCCACTGAAGAGCTTCAGAGAATGTTGGGCGAGCAAGAAGCTCCTGCGCCCACGGGAATTGAGAGTATTCCTGAAGAAGAACTTACCAGAATGGCTCAAGAAACGCAGCCAGCAGAAGGCGACTGGCGTGGCGAAGTAGCTGCCGGCCTTCGTGGCGTTCGTCGTTCCTTGCCGTTTGGACAGGACATTGGCGCTGCCGCTGAAGCTTTTCGGAAAGGCGTGCCATTTGAGGAAGAAAAAAGAGCCCAGGTCGCCAGAGACATTGAGCTGGAAAAACAATATCCAAAATCGACGCTTGCTGGTGAGGTTGGTGGGTTTTTTGTTCCCGGATTCGGTCTTGCTGGTCCGATGGCCAAGTCTGAACAGGCTGTTGCATCCCGACTAGCGCCAAAGGTTGGTGAGACTGCGGCCAGAATTGTCGGCGCTGGAGCCGCTGGCGCGGGCGCTGGGGCTATTCAGGGCTTCGGAGAGGGCGTAACTCCAGAGGAGCGCCTAAAGGGCGCTACATCGGCTGCCGGTATCGGTGCGCTTGGCGGAGCGGCATTGCCTGCTGCTGGGGCCGCAGTAAAGCGATCTCTTAATGAGGCTGAACTGGCGGCGCAAAGGCTCGGGATTGGGGCTCCAAGATATGTAACCAGCGAAGCCGCCTTGCCAAAAACCACGGCTGCGGCTCTTGAGGCTGTGCCTGTTACCGGCGGCGTTATCCAGAGAGCAGCCAGAGAAGGAATTGAACAGCTTGGCGAAGCAACCGAGCGGATTCCGGGCGTTTCTCCGCTGGTTGATAGATATGAAGCCGGAGCCGCCGCGAAACAGGCGTTAACGGGTTGGGCGGGAACACGATCTGAAAATGTCGTCTCAAAAGCATATGACGCTGTTGACAAATATATTAACCCGAATGTAGCCACGCCTCTTTCAAATACCGCGTCTACTGTCCAGCAAATTGGATCCAAAAATTTGCTGGCCCATCTCCCGGAAGAGACTGCTGCGACCAAGCTTTTGATGGACGCCGTGACTAACCCGGAGGGACTGACGTATGAGGGAATTAAATTCCTTCGCACGCATGTCGGTCAGAAAATGAAGGATGCGCTTCATACAACGGGTGTCGAGCAAACTGAACTCAAGCAGCTTTATGGTTCTCTCACCAAAGATCTCCGGGATGCGGTAGAAAAAGCTGGTGGTCAGCGCGGATTAAGCGCATTTGAGCGTGCAAATACTCTAAATGCGCAGGTTCAGGCCAAGCGCGATCAGCTTTACAAGATTGTCGGCGCGGCGGGTGATACGCCTCCGGAGGCTGTTTTTGATAAAATATACAGAATGGGAACGGATAAAGCCGGAGCCAATATCGAACTTCTCCGCAATGCCAGAACATCCATTAAAGGAAGCGATTGGGAAGACGTAACATCGGGCATTATCAATACGATGGGTCGTGATGCCGAAAAAGCTTTTTCTCCGGATCGTTTTGTGACTGCCTACGGGAAGCTTTCTGATCGCGGCAAGGATCTGATTTTTGGCGCTGCCGGCAATCCGGTAAGACAAGCGATGGAAGATGTAAATCTTCTATCCAGCAAATATGCACAGGCGGCCAAGAGCAGGAATGTTTCAAAGACTGCTCCGGTTCTGCTTGGGGCTGGCGCATTGCTTGGATTGGCGACCGGAGCGACGGGAATAGGCGGAACTGCCGCTGGCATATTGGGAACAATCCCGGTTGCAATGCTTCTGGCCAGCCCAAAAACCGCAAAAACCGTTTCCAATTTCATCAAAAAGCCAAGTAAGTTCAGCTATAATGCTTTATTGAATGCTGCGAGACTTGAGGCTAGGAAACCTGAAGAAGATCGCACGCCGAGGGCTGCTGGAGGAAAGGTTTATCCTGCCAAAAAGCTTAGCCTTATGGAGAAGGCTGCAAGGAAAGCCTTTAATGATATTGCTCTGGAATCGCGCCCTTTGATGGATATGCCGGATGAGGCAATCGTCAAGGCGCTGGATTTGGCGAAAGACAAATGATGATTCATCCAGACGATCACGATGCTTTGATCAGGCTATGCAAGGCGGTTGCGGTCGTATGGATATGCGTTCTTTGCTATAAGATGGGCAAAGATGCTTATTACATAATGAGGTATGAAATCCCATGAACAAGGCTTACTTCTTTGATAGAATCAGAAGGGCCGTTTTTGGTGGCAGACTCACGCAAAAACAGGTCGACGGAATGAGCCGCATCCTTGCGTATCGGGATGAGAAGTGGCCTAAAATGCCGGATGCTGAATTGGCATATCTATTGGCTACGACTGTCCATGAGACGGCTTTTACGATGCAGCCAATCCGGGAGATGGGTTCTGCGGCGTATTTCAGAACCAAGAGATACGCGCCGAAGTGGATCGGTCGAGGGCTCATTCAGATTACCTGGAAATATAATTACGAAAAATTCGGTATCGCCAACGATCCGGATTCGGCTCTCAAGTGGCCGACTGCGCTGGACATAGCATTTCGAGGCATGATTTTCGGAATGTTTACAGGCAAGAAGCTTTCGGATTATATCAAGCCTAACAAGGTTCCGGATTTTGTGGGCGCTCGCCGCATCATAAACGGGACAGACAGGGCCAATCTTATCGCCGGTTATGCAAGATCATTTTTGGACGCTCTGACGCAATCAAAGGAGACGCCTAAATGATACAGGAAACCCTGAGATTTACTATACTGGCTGCTATGTTTTCGTTGACGCTTGTGGGTGTCAGCTTACTGGCGGCCTGTAGTGAAATGAAATACGCTGAATGTATCGTTCGGGACAATACGCGCAATCCCTGCAATTGATGGAGAATAGAATGTTTAAAAATCTCACTGTTAGCTGGCACACGACTGTTTCCGGCATGATTCCGCTGATTGCCTATGCGCTGAATTATTTTGGCATGTGGCCCAGCATTATGCCGCTTCCGCCGATCGACCAGGTATGGCCTTTTGTTGTGGCCGTATTGGGTATCGGTGCGTATGCCAAAGACGCAAACGTGACTGGCGGAAAGATCAGCCAAGAATGAACTGGCTATCTCTCGCCATCAAGGTTATCCCTGCGATATTATCCATTATTCAGTGGCTAATATCCAGGGCTAACGACAAGAAGCTTATTGCAGAAGGCGAGAGACGCGCTATTTTGGCTAATGCAATGATTATTGCCTCCAAGGTTTCTATCGCTAAAAAGATAGAGGAGGAGGCAAAGGCGGACCACATTGCCAATCCTGATAGCGATGACGGTTTTGACACCGAGTTTATGAGAAAGTAAATATGGATAGCTGGACTCTGTGTATAGGTTTTGTAGTTATGTTCTGTCAGGTTCAGGAAGCTCCTAAGCCTGCAACGGACAGTTATTGCGAGATTTCAAAGCCTATTTATTGGAGCGCATCCGATACGAGGGCAACTAAAGAACAGGTTGACACTCACAATCGGGTTTGGAAAAAGCTATGTCGGACTTCAGGATCGAAATAAGCGAAGAAGCCAAAAATTTAATTGAGGCTATAAAGGATTATATTTCTGTATTCGTTATTCCTATTGCTGGCGGAGCCATAGGCTATGTCGCCGGAAGGCGTAAAGAAAACTCTGAAGCCAACAAATTTGATGCAGAAGCAGATAAATTTTATGCCGAAGCTGAAGCAGCAAAGCTTGACAGCATTACACGGCATTTCGAAGCCTTGATTGAAGGCTATGAGACAAGAGTGAAAGATCTTGTGAGTGAGGTTGAAAAGCTCAGAGAAGAGGTTTTGTCTCTTCGCAAGGCGTTAGACCAAAGACCTCGATCAAGATATTAATTGTCGGATTTGCGCGGTTTCACTGGCCCAAATGCAACACCAGCTAACACCAGAACCACGCCTTGTATTGACTCGCACAATATCCCGATGTCCGACATCCGGCTGACGTTGAAGGTGTTAGCTGGTAACTGTCAAATCCTCAGTCTTTTCCGGTTCGATAATTTTAGCATCTATTTCCAAAGGCTCCCATTCTTCTGAGCCTTCCTTCATAATCTCAAATCTGTGTCCGGCAGATTTGTATTCCAGATGTCCATTCTCATTTAGCTCAAGAGCAAACAGGTTCAATGCTCTCATGCGAATGATCGGCTTGGGCTTTGGATTTCTTCCTGCCATGTTACTTTACCTCACTGGATGGTGAATAGGACATGTAGTTGTAAACTCCGGGCTTTCTCCCGAATACAACTCTTGGGTGCGTGTTTTTGCATGGCTTCACGCCCAAATCCACAAGATCCGTATATCCCAATGTAGATTCCGGCGTGTATTGGCGCTGGACATGGCCCCAGAGACGCGTCCTGATTGGCGTCGGGAGCATGTATAGCATTTGCTCGGTTATATCCGGCCTGCGATTACCGCTTTTCTCTTCATAGGCCAAATGGGCCATGACTTTGGCATTCGGTCCAACGCATACATTTCTTGCGGCCAGAGCCAGAATGCAGGCTGATCTACACATGCCAAGGATCTTGACCTTCCTTCCCTGGTAATTGTAAATCTCCACAGCCCTTTGATATTCATCTACATAGCCGCCTCGATCATCATGGATCTCTACAGGCGCTGAGCCATATGGTGGGATCGTAAACTCGCCCATAACTGCCCCAATGGGTTAGAGGGAGGACTCGCCTCCCTCATTTGATTGTTTACTTTTTGACTGCGGTTTTTGCAGGCGCTGAAATCTTGACGGGCTTTTCAATAAACTCGTCTTCCAGCTTGTTAAGGATTTCAGACATTGTCGTAATGCGCTTGCCGATTTCTTCCTGATTTTTATCGACAAGTGGATAATGTTCAACAGATTTGTCGACTGATTTGGCGTCTGTCAGTTCGTGCAGCAGCCTTTCAATCATGTCCTGTATTCTGGAATCCTTATCCAGAAATGGCATATTCCCGCGTCCTTTTGCAGCGCGCGCTTCCTGCACAGCGTTAGTCGAGATAGACCGCATACGGTCATCAAGGCTGAAGGTATATGAAGGAATGGCAGTGATCATTGTCATTTGTTTCTCCTGTTTCCTATGCTGATTGTGGTTTTTACTCTAGGCTGGTCTTTGTTAACGTAGTTTTGACCTTTGAAATATTTACGCATCGTTGGGTAGACATCTGCGGCAATCGCACAGGCGCATATCGCTACGACCCATAGACCTATATAAATCATGCTTATTCATCCTCATCAAACGGGCCTCCGTAGAGGCGCGGCCCCATCGTTGAAAATTGGTTCTTGGGGCTGTATGGGCTGAATTCATTTCCATACGGGCCAAACTGGTTTTTAAGGCTGTATGGATAGAATTCATTATTCATCAGGCTAAACTCATTGTTGATGCTTTCGCCATCAAACATGTTGCCTGACAAATTTCCAATGTATTCATCTGCCAGCGCATTCACTGGTAGAAAAATACAAAATGCTGCTGTTATGATTTTCACTTGTTTCTCCTGTTTTTTGATTATTTCCTACACTCGCACGCACAAGCCCGCAAGTCAAGCAAATTTTTTCAAGCTTTTATCCTTGTTTTTATTGGCCATCCATTCCTGATAGCGCTGGAAGACTTCAGGATTTTCTCTTCTCATCACGCGCAGAGCCTTGTCTCGAATCTGTCCGATCCGCGATGATGATACGCCCAGCTTGTCGGCCAGCTCTCGGACAGTGACGCCATTGATCGTTTGCTTGATAACGAAAATCTCACGTTCCCGCAGAGCATTCTTGTCATAGGGCGAAGCGTCCTTGAACTTCATCTCATGGCCTTCGTTCCGCATGACATTGATCGTCGCCCTGAGCGCCTTGTGATCCTTGTTAAGAAGATCAGCGATTTCGGCGATTGTTTTGGTGCCATCGGCAAGATCCAGAATGGAAAGTCGATATGCACTTGTTTCATTTCCGCAGTGTGGACATTTCATTTCACGAATCCTCGAACATTGATCTTCGCGGAGGCAAAGATATTTTTTCTGCTCTTTCGCGCTTTGGAAACCCGCGTGATTGTATTTTTACTTTTGGGGTGACAGCTCCAAGGTGACGCGCCTCTACCCTTTTCGCTTTGCTGATCATCTTGACATCCTGCTTTGTTTTCTCAGAGTGGCATGGAATGCAAAGCAGCCGGCTGTTTTCGAATGTTGGCTCGCCAAGCAAGCCATCGGCACGTATGTGATCGATTTCAAACTTTGTGCATGGGCATCCACATCCATCGCAATACACATTACCATTGACCGTCGCCGCCTTTATTCGGGCGACTATGATCGCTTTAGTGAAATTTCGCCTAGCCATATCTGTCTTTCATGTTCCATAGGTAGCTGGAGATTGCTTCCTGAACCAAATAAGACTGGCTCTTGCCTGTTTTTTCAGAGAACTTTTTGAGCTTGTGGATGATAGTATCATCCATACGAACGTTGAGTTGCTTCATTACAACTTTCGTTCGGCTCTCTCTGTGGCCTCGCGGCTTTGTAGACAAGTTACGATCATTTTGATCTTGTTTTTGGTGCATATCTTTTCCCTGTAATGTGTGACCAATTTTGTCCACTTTTTATTGCGGTAATCGTTGTTATACTTGTTTTATAATCATCAGATATTGTTTCATATTTTCTGTTATCATTAAATATTTTTAAAACTTCATCGCCTGTAAGTTTTGATCCCGCTCCATATCTTTTTGGTCTTTTTTGTAAAATCCCTTTTTTTGACGCATCTATTGAATTGTCTTTTGCTGTTCCCTCCCACAAATGATCTGGATTAACGCATAATTTGTTATCGCATGAGTGGCATACAAAATTGTCTGGAATATTATCTTTATATATTAAATATGATGCTCTATGCGCAGGCATAGTGCGTTTTGTTGATATTGTAAATGATCCATATCCAGAACTACTTACTGCGCCAGTCCATAACCAGCAACCACAATTTGGCTCAGGTATAAATTTTCTTTCAAATCTTTCTACTATTGTTCTGCTCATAATTTCATCTCCGCTCTTGCGTTTGCCTCTTTTGACTGATTTTCCATAAACCTCAGTCTAATCCACTCTACCTTCACCTTTGCCAGATTAGCCGCAGTTCTAGCTTCAACCATTTCCTTGATGTAATCCATCCATTCGCTGGATGCTTTAACCTTCAACTCAGCTTTTGATACTGGCATGTCTCCAAGGGCAGACATTTTCTGGCTAAGCACGGCTGACTTTGTCTCCTCCATCAGCCGCGCCTTGTTATCCAGATCAACCCAATCTTTCGCGGCCAGTCTATATTGCTCTGACAGCGGGTGAGACATCAGAAATCCTCAGACTGCTTCTTGCTGGATTTACCGCCTTCATACGGCTCGGAAACAGCGCCTTTGATATATTTTTTCCCTGCCTTGGTTTCGTTAAGCCAGGCGGAAAGGCGGAGTTTCTCGCCCTTCCACATAATGTCTCCGCTATAGTCGGGCTGGGTTTCCTTCTCCTTCTTCTCATTGCGAAACAGAGAAAAGGTGTTGTCTTTCATTTCGTATTCAGCCATTGGTCTGATCCTTTATTTTGGCCTGGGTTTCTTTGAACAGTTTGGTGATCTTCACCTGATCCAGAACTGTAAGCTTTTGCTTGTCTTTGATGTTGTCGTCACGCCATTTTTCGCAGTCTTCCAATGTTTTGCAGGATCGAAGGCTTTCCTCCATCTTGTCCAGAAGAAGGATAGACTTTTCATCCTTTACGTTAGGAGATTCAGGCAATTGGTGTTTCTGGTCAGAGTCAGCATCCGGCTCGCCTGTCGGGATCTGAAACAGATCGCGTATGAAATACTTCTGCGCGTAGGAGGCTGCCGAGCCATAGGCTTGAGCGCCTGAAGCTGACACCTGAACAGTCCTTTTTACAGGTCCGTATTCAGCTCCGCCCTCATGGTAAATCCAGAAAGCATATTCGCAATGCAGGGATTTTTCCCTCACCTCGCATGATACTTCGTCAGCCACGATGATAAGCCCATGCTTGGCCATGAGCTTGCCAGCCTTTGCCTTGATCTGATCGTGGGATACGAATTTGTAGTTGGCAAATTTGTTATCCTGATCAGCAACAAGACCTTCTACCTCTTCACATACCTGCTTGATTGCTTTGGCTATTTCTGGAGGCATTTTAGGCATTCTGTTTCTCCGCAAGTTTGTTCATTAGTTTTTCAACCATCTGCTCTACTTCGGACAGGAACTTCCTTACCATTTCCTCAGACGTGGCGATGAAGCAATCATCCCTGTCTACACGTTTGATAAACAGTTTCAGACCTTCTGGAGATCGTGGATCATAACTGACGAAATCGCACCATTTGCGACCTGTGCAGGCCATTTGCCACTGCATCTGGGTGAAGTATTTTTCCGGCACATCGTCGTTTAGTATGTATCCCAGGTGGGTGTGTGTCTCCGGGCACTTAATTTCGATGAGGCCATGATCTCCAACGAGGCCGTCAGGGCTAGCCCCAGCGTCATTGATAGAAGGATGAGGAACAAAACCTGTTTCAGACACCTCATCAAAGCATATCGACCTGTATTCATTTCTTGCCTCTGGCTCCGTCTTTGTTCCCCAGTCCATTGATGAGCTGGTCGGGAATGTGTAGGGCTGTTTGGTGATGCGCTCGATGGCAAGCTGGGACATGTAGGCGTCGCGGCTTTTGGACCATCCTGTCTTTGTTCTTGCCATAAGATCTGCGAGTCTTGATGCAGTCACTTTCCCGACGCGCTCAGATTTCCATTCATCGGTTCCCTGATTTGGCGTGTTCATTCGGATTCCTCCCATGCTTTGTTGAAAGCCTTTACCGCAGCTTCCAGCTTTTTCTGATGCTGGATATTTACAAAAACCCTGTTGTTTTCTGGCTTGAAGCCTTCATTCATGTCATAGATGTCCATGGCGATCGTGCCTCTTTGACCGTAATGAACATCAAGTTTTATCTGATCTTCTGAAAACCACGTGACGTAAGTTGCTATTCTCATTTTGTTTCTCCGTTGTTTATTAATTACTTATGGATTACCTATACGAAACCTGCTAGCATGTCAACTGTAAACAGTGCTAGGAAAAAATATATTTGCATGTCCTTGACAGGCGTTTTGGTCTGTGTCGATGATAGCAAATCAGGAGATGGAAATGGACGATTTACACGAACACGCAAGCAGCCACTCAAACGTAAGCATGACCAATGCCGATTGGCGCAAGGTGATGGCGGATAGCCTTGGAGATCGGGCTCCGCCTAATACCAGAGAACGGTATCAGATTTACCGGGATGCTGGCGTTCCGGAGACGATGATAAACATTCTGGATGATATGGTTTTCTATGCTGCTCTACAGAAGGTGGGCAATGAGAGCGCAGATTGAAAACAGCATTCAGAGATCAATAGTCGCATATTTGCGCACTGTGGTCCGCGACTGTGTGGTTATGGCGATCCCGAATGCGGCGCGTCGGACGATCAACGGAAAGCCCATGAATGCGGCTCCGGGTTTGCTTCCGGGCGCTCCCGATCTGGTCATAGCCTTTCCCGGTGGCAAGGTTTTGTGGTTGGAAGTCAAGGCTCCTAAAGGCGTCGTCAGTGATAATCAGGTTCTTGTCCATGAGCGTCTGGGCGAGATCGGGCATACGGTATACATCGTCCGCTCGATAGATGACGTTAAGGAAGTTATACAAAAATTAAACATAACAACGAGAGAGAAACAATGACCAAGAAAGCTGTATGGAACAAAGACAACGAGGAATTCTTGTCAAAGTTGCTAAACGCAGGTGCGACTGCGGCGCAGGCATCCGATGAGATTAATAACAAATTCGACATGTATTTTTCTCGCAATGCAATAATCAGCAAGGCAAGAAGATTAAAGCTGGAATTTGTCGTCAGGGTTGGAAGGAGTTATATTCCCGGATCTATAAAATATAATCAAACATATAAGATTAAAAAGGCAGATAATGTTGAGTTTATGAAAGCGTGGAAAGCAAATATCAAGATTCACGAATTGGAATCAATGTTCGGGATCAAGCGTAAATCTATACTTGAAAAGGCAAAAAAGCTAAAACTTGATAAAAGAGAAATAGATGAAAAGAGGTCGATTAGAGATATCAATTATTCAAAAGATATAAAATTCAAAAAGCTTCCGTCATTCATACGGGAAAGACAATCCTTTCCCAATCCAAAGGCTCTTGGTCTGAAGCTTTTGGAGCTTCGCAATAACCAATGCAGATACATCCTCGGCAGCGAGAGGCCATCGGATTTTCTGTATTGCGCTGCGCCAGTGGAGCCTGACTCTCCGGTCCCGTATTGCCCAACCTGTCGGGCGATTGTGTACGTAAAACCGTCAGGGCCGTCGCATAAGATTTTCAAGCTATACAGATGAGAAAACGCCCGGTCTGTCTGAGGCGTTGACAGTCCGGGCGTTGACAGGCCGAGTCATTCGGCTTAGGATATATTTCGGCTTCGTAAGAAGACAGCAACTTCTTATGAAACCTGAACATGAACAGTTGACCAGAGAACCGTTATGTCTGTTGAGAAGAATAGGCCGTCTTCGGCGGAAAATCAATCCGCTAAATCCTATACACAGGATTATTCGAAGGCCGTTGACTATCATTTTTCCAAAGAAGCCAAGGTAGAACAGGCAGAACTGTCTGTTCTCAATAGCTTACGCAATGCTGTGAGCTTTGCCCAGCTTGCTGAAGATCACCGTTCTTTATTTGATCCTGTCGGATTTGAGCATTGCGCTGAGCAATTTCTCGCCAATGCCCGCAAGGCATCCGAAGCACTTCGGACTCTTAAATCTCTGAAAAAGGAGGCATCCAAGGGCTAGGCAGCGCCCTTCCATGCGTCCTTAACCATCCGCCGGCAAAGGCGAGAGACCCGGCATATGCCGATCGAGTCAGGACAACAGTTGCCTTTGGGAAATAGTAAAATGGGGCCTGTCCCGGGCCAGTGGGAAATCTTGCGGAAAGATCCACCATACCTGACGAATGCATACGATACACAAGTCCTCATGGTGAGGCCGGAGCCGGCAAGCAGATGCCGATAGTAGGGAGAACCTACATCTGAGTCAGGGAATACCAGAACCGCTGCCAAACCCGTCCGTATAGACCCAATGGCCAAGGTCCAGGTCGCCGGGTCGCCCACTCCAGACTCAATTGTCCGGATTAGTGGTATCGGAGCATACGGGAGAGGGAGCTATGCCCAAATTCAGGAGAATGTTTACATGGAAGATGATTACCTGCCTGACAATGTGAGGCCAGAGAAGCACGCCTATCGAGATGAGGATATCAGTAGACGCCACAGAATGTGGGGGTTTAACTGTCCAGCCGCCGACCTTGATTTTGTGATGGTGGAATACAACATCGGCAAGCCTGTCGCGCTTGTTGAGTATAAATATTACCTGCACAAGATCACGGATTTTAACCATCCCACATACAGGGCGATTCGCTGTCTGGCGGACGAATACAAAAGTGGACCGTTGCCATTTATCGTATCGCTTTATTCACGTGACGACTGGTCGTTTAGGGTATACTGTGTGAATGAAGCTGCTGAGAAGCATTTCTGTTCTGGCGAGCATTTGTCTGAACTGGAATATGTCCAGCGTCTTTACCGAATGCGCCGTCAGGCACTGGCCAAACATCTGGAAAATCAACTCAACACAACGATCAAGGAAAAATCAAATGGCGCAATTGTCAGCCCAATCTATCCGTAAGCTATGCGAGGGCGAGCGTCCTATGGTGTATCCGTTTGTTGCGGAAAAGAAGGTGGTCAACGGAACGAGCTATGGGTTATCCGCAGCTTCATATGACGTAAGGATCGGGCATGATCTTGTGTTGCATCCAAAGCAATCATCCCTGGCTCATACGTTTGAAGATTTCTGTATGCCGGATAATGTTGTCGCATATGTAGTAGATAAATCGACTTATGCGAGAAGATTTATATCAGCATTGAATACATTAATAGATCCTGGGTTTGTTGGTAATCTGACGCTTGAATTGGTTAATCTTGGCAATCACGTGGTCCATATTAATTCTGGCGACCCGATATGCCAGATTGCTTTTCACTGGCTGGATGAGCCAACTGAAATTCCATACAAGGGTAAATACCAACATCAAACAAAAGAAGCTCATGGGGCGCGTTATGAATGATCCTGTTAATAATCCAAAGCATTATAATTCACATCCATCCGGGATCGAATGCATTCAAATAACCGAGCATATGAATTTTTGTTTGGGAAATGCGGTGAAGTATATCTGGAGAGCGGGATTAAAGGGAGGCGCTATAGAAGATCTGGAAAAATCAGTCTGGTATTTGCAAAGGGAAATACAAAGAAGAAAAACATATAATTGGAGAGAATCCTGTGAAACAGCTAAGGCCCTATCAAGAGAACGCAATTCAAGAGCTTAGATCGGCTTTAGCTTTAAAGCTAAAACCAGTCCTGTCAGCTCCAACGGGATCAGGTAAAACGAGAATCGCCTCAGAGATATTCGCTCTTGCTCGCGTAAAAAATAAGCGTGTGTGTTTCTGTGTTCCGTTTTTGTCCCTTATCCGCCAAACCTATCGGGCATTTGTTGAGGCTGGGATAGATGAGCGGGAGATCGGGATAATTCAGGCTAATAATGAACTCACAGACTGGTCGCGTCCGGTTCAGATCGCCTCGATTGATACGCTATCCCGCCGGCCAAAATTCCCGGATGTCGATGTTGTGATCTTTGATGAAGTCCATAACAATTCTGTCGTTTACAAACGATGGATGGAGGCATCTCCCAACACCTATTTTATCGGATTGTCTGCGACTCCATGGGCCAGTGGCATGAGCAAGCTCTGGGACAAAATGATCGTTGTCTCGACAGTCGCTGAGCTTATTAAAGATGGATACCTGTCTCCATTCAAATATTACGCGCCGTCTGTTCCTGACCTGCGAGACGTCAAGATAGTTGCTGGTGATTATCAAAAGGACCAGCTTGCACTGGCCATGAGCAAGGCTGATCTCATAGCTGACATCGTGACTACGTGGATAAAGAAAGGCGAGAACAGGCCGACCTTTTGCTTTGCCGTGAACCGCCGCCATGCTCAGGAGATCCAGCACCAGTTCCTGAATGCCGGAATCCCGGCTGGTTACGTGGATGCCTATACGCCCGTCGAGGAGCGTGAGGCCATGATTAATCAGCTACGGGACGGAGAATTAAAGGTCATCTGTAATATCGGAACGATGACGACTGGCGTTGATGCGCCTTTTGTGTCCTGCATCATTCTAGCGCGCCCGACAAAGAGTGAGATGCTTTTTGTGCAAATTATCGGTCGCGGCTTGAGGACTAATCCAGATAAACAGGATTGTATTATTCTGGATCATTCCTCGACTGCCCTTAATCTCGGCAGGCCAGATGAGATATTTTACGATCATTTTCGTGGTGGTCAGTCTCCTGTTGGTGGGACGAAAGCAGACAAGAAGGAAAAAGAAGATCCAAAGCCGAGAGCCTGCCCGAGTTGCGGATTCCTGCTTTTGCCTAAAGAAAAGGATTGTCCATCTTGTGGATATGTATTCCCTCCGCCCAGCAGTGATGTATATGTAGCAGATGGCGAGCTTGCGGAATTGGGTTCTGGTGGTAAGCTACGCAAGGTCAAATTTGACGAGAAGCAATCTTTCTGGTCTGGATTGCTTTATCTTGCTGAAGAGCGTGGTCGGGCGCGTTCATGGGCGTTGGCCAATTATAAGAACAAGTTTGGGGTTTGGCCGAGAAATCTCAAGGATAAACCTGAGTATCCCACAAAATCGGTAAAAGACTTTGTAAAAAGTCGAAGTATCGCGTGGGCAAAAAGAATGGAAAAAGAAAGAATATTAACGGGATGAGTTACTTCAAGAAGCCAGTGGTCGTTGAAAAACGCAAGCTTGGACCGAACAGATGGAAGAAGTCTGCGCCAGATCAGCCTGAAAAGCCGGTTTACAGCGATATAGAAAAACAGCTACACAAGCATAGCAAGCGGAACTCGACCTATTTCCCGCCATCCTGGTGGCTACCCGGAGAAAAGTGAATGGCACGCCCTGGCCGTAAGCGGAAAATCGAAGCGCCGCGTTTTCCAAACGGCCAGGTAAAGCCGGCGGAACAAGAGCCGTCTCCAACTCTGGTTAAGCGCCTGGCTGCCTATTCTCTGGTCGGAATGCAGGATGCGCAATGGGGTACTGTTCCGGGTATATTCTATCTCAGCAGGAAGATAGACGAGACTGAATATGAGACGGCCAAGCGGTTCTCAAGTCTCTACAGCCAGTATATTGCGGTTATAAACGGCCCACGTAGGCCAAAAACATCTACCGGAGAGCAGAGAGGCCAATCGGCTCAGATTGATGTGGATACGTTTCTGGGCCAGCAAGAGGCATCCAGGCATACCGATGTCATGGACAGGTATAATGACGCCTACACAGCCCTGCAAAATCTTGGGGCTGGTGTGGCTACAGAGGTCATTAATTTCTGCGCTGATTCGGGTCAGACGCCATGCGGATGGGAAGGGATGATAAAATTAAGAAAGGGTTTATCTGTTCTGGCTGTGCTTTGGAATGTAAAAAGCAGGTAGGATTTGACAAGATTGATGGATTGTATAATATGTTTATTGGCATTGTTTCGTCAGATGCTGTTTCTCCAACTTGTCCGTGATTTCTTCCTCCCTGCATGGACGCCCGCCCAGTCACAATAGTCTGGGCGGGATTTTTTTTAGGCTTTGATGGCCTTGTATCTAACCGCAGAGAACATGGTCGTCTTGGCGAGCTGCTGGTAAACAGACGGATCAAGCACCTTTTCGGCTTCCTTGGCGGAAATGCTGGTGCGCTCCTGAAGGCCGACTGTTACACGGAAGCGATCTCCTTCGATAACGTCAACTCCCGTGGCCAGGATCATGGACTTGACTGCGTCCAGTTCATCCTGAAGGGCATCCATCTCGATTTTAAGAGCGGCATAGCGGTCAGCGAGTTCATTCTGGCTCATTTGGTCCCTCGTTGGTTTGTGTTGTTGACGAAGATGAGATTACCACATCCCGCAATCCTGTCAAGCCCATATCAAAATATTTTTGTTACAGGCTTCTTTCAACCATATCGACGATGCGATATTGATGCGGATCCTTGTGCAGGGCTTTTTCGATCAGGCGATAGATTTCTGAATTGTTGTCCAGCCTGAGTCCGGCCTTTCCTTTTTCATCGGCATGAAGTATAATGCTTTCAACGTCGTAGCATATCCCGCCGCGATATCCTGTGTCTGGATCTCCGGGATCTGTTTCGAATGCGATCTCTGCTTCGCCCCAGACGCATGAGTCATGGTCCGGGACGACCTGAAGTTCTTCGAAGTCGTAGGTCAAATATCCAGTTCGGTATTTCATTTTGGGAGCCTTTCGAATCCGATGGCGACGTTTCTTGAGATGACATGGGCCATGGGGATTTCGCCCTTGGGGGTTATCCTTACGCCCAGATCGAAATTGACTCTGCCGGCGATTTCAATCCGGGAGGTGTAGATTTTGCGGGCCAGATTGTAAGCTCCCAGCACGGCGGCTTCCAATGGCAGTTTCTGGGGTGGAATGGCGATGGGCTTAGGCGATTTCTCGTCTGCCCACGCCTGTTTAAGGCACTCGCCAAATGGCTGTCCTGTCTCACGTCGTAGCCTATGGGCTACAAGCATGACTCTTCGTTTATCGTAGCGCATGTTGGGTTCCTCATTTCCATGGTTGGTCTCATCAGCAGCCGCCTTACGGCTGGACAGGGCCGGAGCCCTGTTTCGACCTTAGTTCAGGAAATCAGATGGGAATTTAGCTTCGATTTCGTATCCCATATCTTTGATCTGCTTCAGAGCATCTTTTGTCAGTGTCTTGGTCCCAAGGAGCTTGGCAAATTTATTAGCCATATCGCAGTGGGGATAAGCTTTGTCTTCGCCAAAAACGTTTTTGATCAGGACGGTGATTTTCATTTTGTCTCTCCAAGGTTTGTGTTTATGTCCCTATAAATACCGTTCTAAATAAAATCTGTCAAGCCCTTTTTGTTGCAAAGTGCGAAAAATCTGGTATAGTTTAAAACTCCTTGAGAGGCCAAGGACTTGCGCAGGTCCGAACGCGGAATGCCGACAGCAAGGGTAGCGTCTTGCCCTGGAGAAGATGGCGGATGGCGATTAACTGGGCCAAATATGGTTTGCTGGCGAAACCCGGTCCTGAAGGCGGTCCCTATGTAATAGAACCCGGATCCTGGGAGCTGATCGACGAATTCCTCGCTGAGCTAAAAGCCCATGACGAAGCCCGCAAATCCGGTCGTGTCGTCATCGCAGTAGACTTCAAGACAAAGAAGATAAAAGACCATAAGGACAACCCGGACAGTTTCTTCAATTTCTAGAGAAAGATCCACCTATGCCCACACAAACCAACGAAACCCGTATGGTCGAACTATTCGAGCGCTTAGTAATAAAGGTAGAGAGAATTTCAGAACACCTTGAGCTATATTCAGGCATTCTCAAAGACACCCTCGAAGAAGAGGGAAAATGCAATAAAGAGATAAAGACAAAGATCGAGCAGGGAATTGTTTGATAAATCAAATATATACAAGATAGAGTTAAAGTGCCCAAAAAAGGAATTTCCCGATCATGAAAAAGATTTGGCCTGCTGATAAGGTAGAAAGAAGAGAAGTCAATAAGTTAGTGCCTTATGCGAGGAACGCCAGAACGCATTCTCCTGAGCAGATTGACCAGATCGCGGCGAGCATTCGGGAGTGGGGCTGGACAACGCCTGTTCTGATTGACGAGGAAGGCGGTTTGATCGCTGGCCATGGTCGTGTCATGGCTGCCAAGAAGCTCGGGATCGGCGAGATTCCCGTGATGGTCGCGTCTGGCTGGTCTGATGCCCAGAAAAAGGCTTACGTTCTGGCTGACAATAAACTGGCGCTAAACGCCGGCTGGGACACGGAAATGCTCAAGATCGAATTGTCCGATCTCTCTGAGATGGACTTTAACCTGGACTTGACCGGGTTTGGCCCTGATGAACTGGCAATCCTGCTGGCGGAGAAAACGGAAGGTTTAACGGATCCCGATGAAACGCCCGAACCGCCTGCTGAACCGGTTAGCGTTCTTGGCGATGTTTGGATTCTTGGGAATCATAGGTTGGTATGTGGAGATGCCACCAATGTTAATGACTGGAATACTTTAAAAGTAAGCCATGGATTCATTCTTTTTACTTCTCCACCTTACAATCTTGGTAGTGGGGCAAAATTAAGCGGCAATAAGTCCATAAGCAAGAATGGCAACGCTTACGGTGATTACACAGATAATGTGTCATCTAACGAATATTTTTGCCTATTAGATTCAATACTTTCTACTTCTATGACATTTGTTGATCTATCTGTTATAAATGTCCAGCCGTTGGCTAATTCAAAAAGGCCAATAATTGAGTGGATGGGCAAATGGGCGACAAATCTTATTGACATAGTCACTTGGGATAAGGGCCATGCAGCACCACCGATGGCTAAAGGTGTGATGTCGAGTCGTTATGAATGGATATTTTTATTCTCAAATAAGGAAAACGCATCTAGATCAATACCATATTCTTCCTGGCAGGGAAAATTCAGCAACGTATATAACGCGCCGCCGCAGCGGAATAATGAATTTGCCAGCGTTCATGGCGCTACATTTCCTGTGCATTTGCCAGAATACATAGTTGGGGATCTTGTAAACAGATGCAGAGGCGTGGTCGATTGTTTTATGGGAACGGGAACAACGATGATTGCTGCTGAGAAATTAGGTCGAGAATGCCGAGGTATTGAAATCAGTCCGGCCTATGTAGACATCTGTGTGGAAAGATGGCAGAATTTCACGGGAAAAGAAGCTCATCTGGAATCTAATGGAGAGTCTTTTAATAATTTGAAGGCGAAAAAAAATCATGTCCAACGATCAGAAAGTAAAGAAACCGGGAATGCCTCCCTTCAAGCCGACGGAAGAAAACCGGAAGATGGTTGAGGCCATGTCCAGCTTCGGAATGCCTCAGGCTCAGATATGCACGGTTCTGGATATAGATCCTAAAACCTTGAGGAAATATTTCCGCGAGGAATTGGACAAGGCTATGATCAAGGCCAATGCCAAGGTCGCGGCTAATCTATTCCGCCAGGCCACCAAGGATGACTTTAAGGCTACGACGGCTGCTATATTCTGGTCAAAGACCCGGATGGGCTGGAAAGAGCCTGTTCACATGGAGCATTCCGGTTCATTAAGCGTGAATTTCAAAGGCATGTCAGACGATGAGCTTGACGACTTTATCGCGGAGCAAACGGGAAACCTTAGCGGAAGCTTTGATTGAAAAATCGCGCCGCCAATGCGAAGCCTCGTTTGTTCACTTTGTCAAGAAAGCATGGCCCAATATTGAGCCCGGAAACAATTTGATATGGGGATGGCATATGAATGCCATTTGCGAACATCTTGAGGCCGTTTATTATGGAGAAATCAATCGTTTACTTATAAATGTTCCTCCTGGGTTTTCTAAATCGCTTTTGACATCTGTGTTCTTTCCGAGTTGGTGTTGGGCGAAGGATCCGCATCTGCGGTTTTTGTGCGCATCCCATACGCAAAGTCTGGCTATTCGCGATTCGACAAAAATGCGTCGGCTTGTCCAAAGCGATTGGTATCAGGCTCGATGGGGCGACAAGATCATTCTTACCGGCGACCAGAACGCCAAGACCAAATTCGAGAATAAAGCGACAGGCTTTAGAGAGGCTGTGGCTGCTGGCTCGATCACTGGCTCCAGAGGCGACATCGTTATCATTGACGATCCGCATTCTGTCGAGGGCGCTGCGTCTGAGGCCATGCGCAATTCTACGATTGAATGGTTTCTTGAGGCCGTTCCGACTCGCTTGAACAATCCCGAAACGTCGTCGATTGTTGTCATTATGCAGCGCCTCAATGAGGGCGATGTATCTGGCGTAATCATTGATAAGCAGCTTGGGTATGAGCATCTCTGCCTGCCGATGGAATTCGAAGAAGACCGGCGATGCGAGACCAGCATAGGCTTTGTAGATCCGCGTGAGGAAGAGGGCGAGCTACTATTCCCGGATCGATTCCCGCGTGAGGTTGTCGAACGGGACAAAAGGGTTATGGGGCCGTTCGCCACTGCCGGCCAGTTCCAGCAGCGCCCATCTCCCAGAGGAGGCGGCATTATCCAGCGATCCTGGTGGCAGCTTTACGACGACAACGAAGCCGCAGCTCAGGGACTGAACAGCGGCATGACCTATCCGGATATGGATTACATCGTCGCCTCGCTGGACACTGCCTATACCGAGAAGCAGGAGAACGACGCCAGCTATCTGACGATCTGGGGAATCTGGCAGCGCGGCGGCTCAGCGGCAAAATCCATTCTCTCCGTCAAGGGCGAGCGCATCGACCTGATTGACGACAGGGATACGATCCCATGCGCCATGCTGATGCACGCAAAGGAGATGCGCTTGCAGGTTCATGGCTCGAATGTATTGCGGGAGCCCGGAGAGACTGAGGCCGCTTTCAGAATCAGGCAGAGGGCTGCATGGGGTCTGGTCGAGTGGGTCACGCATATGTGCAACCAGTTCAAGGTTGACCTGCTGCTGATCGAGGCGAAGGCCAACGGCATGACTGTCGCGGATGAGATCAAGAGATTGAACCGGACGACGAACTGGTCGGTTCAGTTGATCAATCCCGGCAGCGCGGACAAGGTCGCCAGAGCCTATGCCGCTCAGGCTACATTCTCGAATGGCCAGGTCTGGGCTCCGGATCGGGACTGGGCTGATAAGGTCATCACCCAGTGCGAGATGTTCCCGAAGGGCAGGCATGACGACGCTGTGGACTCCACCACACAGGCGCTGAATTATCTCAGGAAGCGCGGCTTTCTGCATCGTCAGGAAGATATCCTTGCTGACATTGGCGAGAGAGCGACCTACAAAAAGCCGGTCAAACCTATTTACGACACCTAGCCTTCGTGGTATAGGAAATATAGTTGCCTGTAAGAACAACCCATCTCCCAAATGTCCACAATATTGTCAGAACAAAAAGGTGACGCCATGCTCAAAGCCATTTTTGCGATTATTGCGTTTATCGGCATTTACATAAGCCTTTGGTATTTGTTCCAAAGCACTGGTGGGGGCGTAGGATGATCGTCCATATTTTCACAGCCATCGGCGTCTACACCGTTGGAATGTGTCTGGTGCGGATCGTGCTGGCGCTTATGGGCGATCGGACGGGAAATAGCGGACGCTACAAAATGTGGGACGAGGAAGATGACTGAATACGCAAGTGCGTATATCTCAATTTAATACGCAAACCCGTATAGGGAGAGAAGGTATGATCGACTACAGCAAACTCGCAAAAACCATGTGGGACGCTTATTGCGCTCATGCCGGTGGGAAGACGTTTGACGGGAAACCGCTGCCGACATGGGACGAGCTTGGCGATGAGCGTCAGGGCTGCTGGATCGCCGCCGCCGAAGCTGCTTTCGCTGAACTGACGAAACCGACAGATCGGGAAATATTTCGGCTTTATTCCAGCCCCACGCCGCGCTGAAGGGAAAGAAGGGATGACAAACAAACCGGAAGAAGGTCCGCATGTGCCGGACACTGTGGCGCTTCTTGAAGCGCAGGCGAAGGAGATTGCGGAGAAGGATGCCCGCATCGCGGAATTGGAGGCGGCGCTGAAAGAATCTGACGAATCTTTGGGATGGCTAATATCGAAATATGTATGCGAGCTTGTTAATCATGACGACAGGGCACGCATACTCGCCGCGATGAATGGAGAGAATTACAATGGATAATAAAACACTTCAAAGCTACATCGACCGTATGGTTAAGCTAAAGATGGAACAGCGCCAGCTCGCCGAGTTCCTGTCAGATGTTAAATTGGAGGCCAAATCCAATGGCTTCGACGTTGGCGCTCTTGATGAAGTCGTGGCTCGCATTGTGGCCAAGGAAGAACTTCTGAAAAAGCGCAAGGAGCGAGAAGAGATCGCCAGGGTATATGCCGAGGCTATCGGCCAGATGAGTCTGTTTTGATATCATCAAGCGTAAGAGAGTAAGCCATGAACATGTACTATTACCGCTCAAATTCTCCGCTTGCCCTGAAGATCAACAAAATCCTTCGGGACAGGAGGATGGAATCCCAGGACAATAACCGGGAAAAAACAAAGATATATTATATCACAAGCTCAAACTGGCGTGGCTTGAGAGGAAGAAATGAAGCGCCTCCTGAGTTAATGGACGCCCAGTTCCCATGGGCTCCGTTCAGATATCTGGACAGCATCATCCGTGAGGTAGAGTCGGAGTATGGCATCTCCTACGATGACATCAAGGGATCAAGGCGTTCTCCCAAAATGTCGTATGCCAGGCATGTTGTTTTCTATGTAGCCAAAGAAGCGACAAGCCTGAGCTATCCTGACATTGGCCGTCGCATGGGAGGCAAGGATCATACGACGATCTTGCATGGATACCATCGGATTAAAAAGATCGTTGAGGCTGGCGGCGATGAAGCTGATAGAATTATAGCCTTAAAGGAAAAGGCAAAGAACCGTCGCGCTCACAGCGGATATTGGGGCTGCTAGACTGCCATGACTCGTAAGATTGTCTTGACCGATGAGCAAATTGAAGCCCGGCTGGAGAAGAAAAGGCAGTATCAGAGAGAGTGGTCCAAAGCCAACCACGAAAGAAGATACGCCAGGCTAAAACAGCGCATGGCCGCTGATCCTGAATTTGAGTCGCAGGTGAAGAGTAGATGGGAGGCTAACCGAAAGAAGCGTCGGGCGAGTGGTGCTGACAAATACGAGTCTCCCGAATCCAAAGAGAAGCGCTTGAATCGTGAGCGTAGATATCGGGAGAAGAAAAAGCAGGAACGGAAGCTGGCTAATCCTGCTCCGCCAAAGCCAAAGGTGGAACAGAAGCCCAAAAAGTGCGTTACAAAGACAGAGGCGAAGAAAAAGCCCGGACGATTGCTGGCCCTCATGGGATGGGCCGGGTATTAGTCTGCTATGGCTTCAGCTTGTCTTTCCGCCTGGCAATGATGAAAGATCACCCACTGGTATCGTCTTGAAGCTTAATCTGATCGCCCGAAGCATTAACAGGGCTTCCTTCTTGGCTTCATCGTCTCTGACATGATCGACAAGCGCGAGAAGCTTTGTAAAGCTGGCTGCTCTAGCTGCCACAGGATCTATTGGGGCTTCATCAAACGGAGGCACATCAACATCCGAATAGTCTTCATCGTCTGACATTTTTCTTCTCCCGACATCTGAATGGCATGATGGGCTCTCCGTCCTTGCGCCACTCCATGAGAATAGAATAATTATTGTGGGGAGGCCCAAGGTTTAGCGGATTTTCCCAGCCAAGCTCTAATGCTTTCTCAAACCACGCATGTGGAACGTAGAGAAATATTCTTTCACTTTTTGATTTTTTTTGATCGTTCATATTCACTCCGTAGTGCGTCCAGAAAAATAACGCCACGTTCAACAGTTGGAGCTGTCCAGATCCGGTTGGGAGATGTTTCAGGTTCACGCGGATCAATGATCACCAATGCGCCAGGAAAGATCGGATGCTTCTTTAGCCCTAGCTGCTTGGCATAGCTGTCTGCGACCTTGTATCCAGAAACCCGGACGATCTGGGCCACTAGCCCGTCAGGCGTGACCAAGGTTTCCTGTGCGCCAGTGTGTTTGTGGCCACAAATCACCAGATGATCGCGGAAGCCCATCAGAAGCTCACGACGCGGCCCATGAAGCTGGCTATAGATAGATGTGCCTGGAAAATCATGGCGAGCGTGGATACGGGTTTTAGCGCCACACGGATGCTGTAGCTCGATCCTGACGCCATGCGGCTCGTATAGCGAACCCTGTTTGCCGGCGATCCATTCCAGCGGATCTCCCTGGCCCTGCCATAAGTCATGATTTCCGGCCACCAGAAACAGCCATTGCAGCGGCTCAACAAGCCATTCGACCAGCTTCCATGCCTCGCGTGCCGTTACCTGTTGCTCACCATACAGGACGCCCAGCCTGCCGATCCAGCCGTTTTGATAGTCGCCGACAGACGCAGCCAGAACATACGGGTGGCTGATCGCTATATCCCGGTGCGCGGCGAGCAGTTCAAAATCACATCCAGCATCGTCCACATGCGGATCGCCCAAAACAAGGAGGCCAAAAGGCCCATCAATGTGGACTGGAATATGAATGAGATCGCGCGCTTCATCGGCTGTCTTTGCTCTGCGGCTCTCTTCAATTTTGTCTGCAATTAGCTGATCTATGTCGCGGCTTTTGCTGGGTAGCCTGGGGAGGGTGAATTTCTTGAGCTTGGCAACTCTGTGCTGCATAGCTCTTCGAGATATTCCCAAAGCAGTGGCTGCGGCACGGATATTGTTATCATTGACCTCAAGCGCTTTACGCGTTTGCTCGAGCTCCTCACGCGTCAGCCCAAGATTGCGTGCCACCAGAGTCATCCTTTGATGATGGGTTAGTAATCCACTCAATCGATCTGACGGAAGGCCGAAAAATCACAAAAAACTCTGTGGATCGCCCGTTTCCTATATTGACACTCTTTTTTCAGAGGCAATTTGCATTCTAACAACAATAAGATAAGATTCAAGAAAAGCTTTCGTGTGGCTGACGCTCTCTTCCGGAGTAGATATTAGGAGGTTAGTATGACTAAAATATTTATTCCGGATTACTGGCCCTTCTGGAAGTCTGACATATCGCTCAGGATTCCAGGGATCCCTACGGCAAGCCTTTGATTGAGACTGCGAGAATGGACGCCATGGTATCTGGCTATGAGGCGGATAAAATTGTGTAACTGTTTGATATTGAGGCAAATAATAAAACAGTTTGCAATGATCTGAAAATCATATATAAAAATATAAAGCCCGCATTTTGCCTTTGATTTATCAATGGGTTGGGGTTGCGCCAATGATGACCCTGTTCCAGATCGAAGAGCGCCAGAGGGAAATTCAGAAACGTGTTGAAGAAATTGGCGATTTAATCGTAAGTAATGCTGGCGATCCTGAATCATTGTCGATTGAAATTGCAGGGTTAATTTCAGAGCTTTCTGAATTGCGCGGCAAGATAATTGAGCAGCACGAATTAATTATTGCTCTTGCTATTTGCGATTGCGTAGGCGGCCCGCACTAATCTACAGGACAACTCATGGCTATACCGTATAACCTCCGGCAGGTTCAGCCTCCGCAGGAAGAGCTTCCTGACGAAGAAGTTGTTGATATTCAGGCTCCTGTTGGTGCGCCTGGTATTGGGGCTTTAGCCATTGATTTGCCGGATGGTTCGGTATCCATCAATTTCGGCGGCATTCCGTTCAAGCCTCCGGGCGACTCTGAAGAGCATACGGAAAATCTCGCCAAGCACATGGATGATACTGAGCTTAGCGGGATTGCCGATACGCTTTTGAAGCATATCCGTGATGACATTTCCCGGCAGGAGCAGCGGCTTCAGGATATTGTGAAGGGCGTTGATCTTCTTGGAATCAAGCTTGAGGAGCCTCGCTCGGAGCCCGGAGAAGACAGCATTTCCGTTGTCAGGCATCCGCTTTTGCTGGAGGCTATTCTACGATTTCAGGCCAACGCCCGTGGCGAAATGCTGCCTGCCGATGGCCCTGTGAAGGTTTCGAATGAAGGCGACCAGTCCAAGATGATGGACGAGGATGCGCGCCAGCTTGAAAAAGACATGAACCATTATCTGACATCTGGCGCTCCGGAATATTACCCGGATTGCGACCGGATGTTTTTTAGCCTTGCCATGGGCGGAGAGGCTTACAAGAAAGTCTATTTTCATCCGATCAAGCGCCGTCCGGTCAGCGAAACGATTGACCGTAAGGATTTGATCCTGTCTGAGGGCGCTGTTAGCCTGGAAGCCAATAGCCGCATCACGCATCGTTGCCGCATGAAGCCGAGCGATGTGAAGCGAATGCAGCTTGCCGGCGTATGGCGTGATGTTCCTCTTGGAGACGCATTTCTTGCCGGATTGATGGTTAATACTGTTGACACCGCGCTAGAACAGATTTCCGGATTTCAGCCGAAAACTGTTACCGATCCTGAAGACATGGATCGAGAAATCTATGAATGTTATTGCGAAATTGATCTCAAGGGATTCGAACATAAGGAGGACGGCGAGCTTACTGGCCTTGCGCTTCCTTATCGCGTCACTATTGATCGTGATTCTCGCCAAATACTTGAAATTAGACGTTGGTGGGAAGAAAAAGATGAGACATTTACTCGAAAAGAAGTTTTTGTCGAATATATCTTTGTTCCGGCGTTTCCCGGCGTTAACCTCGGTTTGCTGCATATTCTTGGTAACGCTGATCGCGCTCTTACAGCGGCTTGGCGAATTGCTCTTGACAATGGTATGTTGGCTAACTTTCCGGGCGGCATTATGGCTCGATCATCCGGAAAGCAGCAAACGACTACGATCAGGGTGGCTCCGGGACAAGTTGCGCCGGTAGATGTTGATGGCGTTCCTTTGAAGGATGCCTTTATGCCTATGCCTTACCGTGATGTCACGGGAGGCTTTGTCAATATCATCCAGATGATTGAGCAGGCGAGCCAGCGCCTCGGCGGAACTGCGGAAACGGCAGTTGGCGAGGGCAGGAATGATGCGCCTGTCGGAACTACGATTGCCCTGATTGAGCAGGCGACGCGGGTGATGAATGCCGTCCATAAGCGTATGCATTCCGCCCAGTGCAAGGAATTTGCTCTTCTGAAAGAGCTATTCAAAAAAGACCCTGAATCTCTTTGGCGTAGTAACAAAAATCCCGGCTTTGACAGAAATGTTATGCTGCTTCAGCGGGCTTTGGAGAACAAGGATATTGTTCCGAAGTCTGATCCCAACACTTCCAGCCAGACATTGCGCATTCAGAAGGCGATTGCTCTGAAGCAGGCATCTGCTGCGAATCCGATGCTCTATAATATGCGGGCTGTCGAAGAGCGGTTCCTGTCCATGATTGGCGTTGAGGATGCCGCTGATCTTATGAACAATCAGCCTCCGCCTCCGATGCAGGCTGATCCGTCTCCGATGATTGAGGCTCAGGCCAAGATGATTGCGGCGCAGGCCAAGCTTCAGGATATTCAGGCCAAGACCCAGATTTCTTCCGTGGACCAGCAGACAAAGATTGCTCTTGCCAAAGCCAAGCTTAAAGAGAGCGATACGAAAGCGATTCAGGCTCAGACGGATGCGGCCAATCATGCTGCCGACCGGGAGAGCAAGGAAAAGCTTGCCATGATTGACTTTGCTCAATCTGAGCTGGTTCATAAGGACAAAATTAGCGAGAATCAACGTCGCGCTGACATTGATACTGCTATGAAGATTGAAAAAGCACAGGAAGAACGTCGTCGTCACGCGATGGATGAAGCTCTTTCCGCCCAGCAACTATCGCAGAGCGAGACTGAGTGATGGACATTAAAGATATCCGTGACAAGCAAATCCGCGATGCTTTGATGATGGCGGCTGATCGTGCCTCCCGTGGCCGCAAGAAAGATTCGCCTAAAGAAAAACCGATGCCCAGGGATTTGGAGACTTTTTACAATCCGGAGGCAGGTTCGCGAATAAAAGACGGAATTTTGGAGCCTGGTGACTATGGTCCTAACTATGGCGCAGATGTAAAGAATTGGCGCGAAAAGCGCGGAGCGTATGGTCGGGAAAAAGGCTACAATCCCTGGGCCGATCCGGAGAATATGTATACTCATCCGTCCGAGGAGCGCCACGACCCGAATGACCCGATTTATAACGTCAGCCCGGAGGAATATCGAAAGGGCGCTTATGGTCGCGGAGTATATGCTTTAAGGAATGGTGGTCGCGCCGGTATGGCTACAGGCGGCGATCCAACAAGTAATTACATAAGCTCGCTATATCAAAACATTATGGGCCGAGAGGCTGATGTGGGCGGCGCTGAATATTGGAAACAGCAGCTTGAAGAGGGAAATATTACTCCTTCAGATATATTGTATAATTTTGCGCAATCGCCTGAATTCAAAAATGTTTATCAATCTGATCCGAGCAAGGCTGTAAGCTCTCTTTATCAAGCTGCTCTAGGCAGATCTCCGGATCAGGCAGGTCTTGATTACTGGAATCAGCAAGTAAAAAGTGGTCTAGGATTAGGAGATTTGGTTTCTGGGTTTACGGGTAGCGAAGAAGGTAGGTCTTACCAAAGCTACAAGTTCCCTGGACTGTATAACATTAATGATAGTGTTGCCGATCAAGACAGAAAGTATTCGGAACGATTAGTTGCGGATTTGTATCATTCCATTTTAGGTCGTGAGCCAGATCGGGAAGGTTTTAATTTTTGGACTCGTCAAATGATTGATGGCAAACAATCATATGATGATGTTGCTAATGCTCTTTTCGATTTGCCAGAAGCAAAAGAAAATTTTGTCAATCAAACTTACAAACAATTTTTGGGTAGAGAGCCGGATGCAGAGGGTAAAAAATATTTTACTCAAGCTCTACAGTCAGGACAAGCAACGCCTGATCAAATTTATGAAATAATTCAAAATAGCGAAGAAGCTGGCGATTTCGAAATATCTAACTTTATTCAGGATCAATATAAAGGATTGACTGGGCGCGATCCATCCAGGCAAGAGCTAAACTCAGCATTAGATCAATTAAAAAGTGGAGCTGTTACATTTGATCAGTTTCACTCCAATATGTTTAATTCTCCCGAATCTCAACAATATCAGGCAAGTAATTTTGAACCGTATCAGGTAGCGAGCGCTGAAGGTTCGGTAACCGTCGCTCCCAAACAGCTTCGAACTGCTTATGAGTATAGCAAAGCTAATGATGAACTCATTCGAAGCCTTCCTATTGAGCAGCAGGTGGGCGCTCTTCTTCAACAGGAAGGTGGAATTTGGGTTGATAAAATTTTAAATCCCAACACACCGAAAGAAATAAAAGATCAAGCTTTAAAGCAATTAGAAGGCATTGTTAATGTTGTAGCTAACCGCGCCGCAGTTGGTTTGACAGAGAATAGCGGAGGCAAGAAAAGTCCTTGGCGAGGCTGGTTTGATCGTCAGGAAAACGATCCAAAAAGCGTTACCAGTCAAATTTTGGCTCCTTCAGCTTTTTCCGCAATGAAAATTGGAGTGTCAAAATTAGCTAAAGAAGGCTACAATGCTATTGTAAATCAAGCTATTCCAAACTTTAACAAAGAAGAATATCAACCAATTATGGATATGATCAAGGGCGTTTTGTCTGGTCAACGTCCTGATATAACCCAAGGTGCAACACATTATAAAGCAAATTATGTCCATCCAGGCTGGGCAAAAAGGCTCCCTCTTCACACGGATTTAGGAGGAGCGCCTGGAGGAAAGGGACCATATCATCAATTTTATGGAGCCAAGGACAGGGCCGCTGAAGCCCAGCAGGCCAGATTTGGTGTATCCTATGGTGGCGCAGATGTTGACCCGGCCCTTGCTGGAGCTGGCGCAGGCGTAACTGGCGGTGGCAGTGGGACTGGTTATATTCCGGGCGGCGGATCTGGATATGTTCCAGGCGGTGGCGGAATATCTGGACCCGCCGATGTTTCAGGAGCCGGCGGAGATTATACCGGCGGTCATGGCGGTGGCGGAACCGGGCATGTCGGCGTCGGCACCGGTCATGGCGGCATCCACGGTGGGACACACACAGGAACTCCGCATGTGACTGGCGGCGTTCACACTGCTGGCCACGGCACGACCTATACCGGCGGTCATGGCGGCCCGCATGTAACGGGTGGCGTTAGTTACCTTGATTCCGGTGGCTATCATCCCGGTGGCTTTCATTCCGGCGGCGATTTTGGCTCTTATGCGGGCTCGCATGGATTTGGGCATTCGACAGTCGGCCACGGCGGTCATCATGGTAGCCATGTCAGTCCATACCATGGCTGGTCGTGGGATATGTTCCACTCACAAAACCCTTACGGCATTCATCACAGCTTCAAAAACGGCGGCGCTGTTAAAGACGCTCTCCGCATAGCCAGAGCTTCAGGTGGCGGCGCATGGACTCGCAAAGAGGGCAAGAACCCTGAAGGCGGGTTGAATGAAAAGGGCCGCGCCTCTCTTCGCGCGCAGGGCCATGACATCAAGCGCCCACAGCCGGAGGGCGGTTCTCGCAGGGATAGCTTCTGCGCGAGAATGAAGGGCATGAAGGCCAAGCTCACCAGTGCTGAAACGGCCAATGATCCGGATAGCCGGATTAATAAGTCGCTTCGCAAATGGAATTGTGCGGACGGCGGTGCGATTGATGATGCTCTTATGGTGGCTCGCAAATCTGGCGGAGAAGTCTGGAACAAACCGCGCCCTAAATCTCTCGGTAAGCCCGAAAAGCTGACATCAAAAGAAAAGGCAAGCGCCAAGCGCATGGCCAAGGCTGCTGGCCGTCCTTATCCTAATCTTGTTGACAATATGCGAGCCGCCAAAGCTGATGGCGGTTCTATTGATGATGCTCTCCGCATTGCGAAGAGGGCTAAATAACCGGATATCCGAAGGCGCTCTTAGGCTATCCTTTTACTTTTTATAGGAATAAAACAATGGCACATCCGTATAAATCAGAAGCGAAAGCTGGTCACAGCAAGAAGCTTGCGAGCTATGGCGCAAAGAAAGAAGCGAAGAACTGGGCTGGCGAAAAGGCGTTGAACACCGACCGTCAGGCCGGCATGGACATCATTGAAGAAGAGCCGTCCCTGTCCAAAAAGACCATGGACCGCATCATGCGCAAGGCTGGCGGTTCCGTTAAGGGCAAGGATGCTGTCAAGCGTCTGGATAAGGTTTCCCGCAAGGGCAAGCGCCTGAAGGCTGCCGATGGTCTCCCGTCCATTGAGGAGCAGCTTAAATCGGCTGAGCGTCTGAAGGAAATCCGCGCCCGCAAGATGCCGGAAGAGGGTCCGACGCGCGAGGAAGCCGAGAGCATCAATCGCAAACAGCGTTATTCCATTGAGGATCTGGCTGCTCCCGGTCGCAAGAAGGGCGGCAAGGTCTCCCACATGGAATGGGAACATTCCAAGAAAGATTTGGCCCAGGATCGCAAGCTGGCCAAAAAGCACGGCATGTCGCTTGAGAAATGGGAAAAGTCAAAGCTTGACGAAAAGCATGACAAGCAGCAGTCGACCGAAGGTCTAAAGAAGGGCGGTCGCGCCATGCGTGGCTCCGGTGGTCCGGTTGCTCCGAAGACGAAGTCCTACACTTCTGAGAACAAAGTCACCAAATCGGCCAAATCCGGCGATCGCATGGGCGCTCTTACGGAGGCCGCAAGGACGACTGATCGGGTTAAGAAGTTTGGCGGTGGTGGTCTGACTGAAGAAAAGTCCACGAGCAAGAAAGCCGGCAAGGCCACTAATCTGACGATTAACATTGGTGGTCCCGGTCAGGGTGGCGCGCAGCCGATGCCGCCGGCTCCTGCTATGCCGCCTGCTCCTCCGCCGCCTCCGCCCATGCCTCCGATGGGACCGCCGATGGGTGGAATGCCGCCTATGGGTCCGATGGGTGGTGGTATGCCTCCTATGGGCGGAATGCCTCCGATGGGTGGCGCTCCGATGATGCGTCAGTCTGGTGGCCGCGTTGGCAAACAGATTGGTGGCGGCATGATGGGCGCTTCGGCTCCGGGTTTCGCCAGCAATGTCCCGCCGATGGGCATGGGTTATGGCCAGCAGATGGATAATCAGCAGGTCAATCCGATGGATCTGATTGCTCTTGGCAATGCGCTTCGTAGCGGTGGCATGGGAATGGGAACGGGCATGGCTCCGCGCGGCTTCAAGAAGGGCGGTCGAGTCAATCCTGACGTTCCGGTCAAGCAGCCGGGTCGAACGGCTGAGGGCTACGCGAAAATGGATTATGGCTCTGTTAGCGGTAAGGGCCGCCGCCAAAAGATCCTTGCGCAGGAAGACTGATCATGGGCAGAAGGCCGAAGTTTGACAGGAATGAAAAGATCCTCGCAATGCGGCTTTCTGGCGTGACCTATAAAGAAATAGCCTCTGCCTTTGGGATAACTAAAGGCAGGGCTTTTCAGATTTGCAAATATATGATGGAAAAAAGAGGAGGCTAAAACGAATCTCGATCTGCGATTTTATCGGGAGTTGGAAGACAGAATTTCCAGTGAATTAGAAAAGCTCGCTGCTGAATTAATCGCTGGAAAGGCAGTTGATTGGCCTGATTATAAAATGAGGGTTGGTCGGCTGAAGGGTATGCAAGAAGCTCTTGCATTCGCAAAAGAAGTCCAAAAAGAAGTTTTGGGCGTTGAAAGGAAGTAAGCCATGCCGGCTTTACAGATGTTGCATGATCGCGATCCAAAAGAAGCTCTTTTGGAGAAGGTAGGCGATCTTTCTGGTATTGAGATATTTGGATCAGACGTTCTGGTTGCCATATATCGCAGGCCAGAAAAAACAAAATCGGGTATTATTCTTGCGGATTCCACCAGATCAGAGGATCGGTGGCAATCAAAATGCTTTTTGGTCCTTAAATTAGGTCCGACAGCCTATCTGGATGATGAGGGAAATCGTTTCAGGGACATTAAAGAGGGCGATTGGGTCGTAGCGCGCTGCTCGGACGGCTGGGAAGTCACTCTGAATACCCTGAAAACAGGAATTTCCAAGGAAGACACGGTTTCTTGCCGGATTTTCTCCGATCACGCAATCCGCGCCCGTGTCGCTGACCCTGATTCCATCTACTGAGGGCTGAAAAATGGAAGATATTGAAGAAAATTTGGGTGAAACCGTCAAATTGGACGAAGATCCCTCTGTTGTTGTTGAGATTGAAGAGCCAAAATCCGAAAAAAAGGCTAAAAACGAGCCTGATGAGCGTGAAGTTGCTCTTAATGAGATGCGCGCTCAGTATGAAGAGCAGAAAAAGCGCCTTGAGATTGAGCGTAGAGCCCGTGAACAGGCTGAACAATATGCCTACCAGCAGGCAAAGCAGGCTCACAGCGCCCGCGCAGAGGCAGAAGACAGCAATCTCCGCACTATTTTGAACGCCATCGCTGCCGACGAGCAGGTTGCGACAAATGCAGAGCGTGTTTACGCGGATGCTGTGGCTACAGGCGATACCGCACTGGCTGCCAAGGCTCAGCGTGAGATGGCCAGAGTTGAGGCTCGATTGCTTCAGCTCGAAAATGGCAAGCGAGCGCTTGAGGAAAGGCTACAGACCGCCGAGGGCAGGGTATCTGAGCCCGAAATGCCCAGGTTTGCGCCTCAACAGCCGGCTGATCCTGTTGAGATGTATGCTTCCCGGCTAACGCCCAAAAGCGCAGCCTGGCTAAGATCGCATCCTGAAGCGGCCAATTCAATTAATAAGCTCACGGCGGCGCATACTGCTGCGGTAGAGCTTGAAGGAATTGAAGCAGAGTCTCCGGAATACTTTGCTTACATTGAGAGCAAGCTTGGTTATTCCGGTGGCGGGAGAGACAGCAAGAGCGAACCCAGAAGGTCTAAATCCAATATAAGTTCAGCGCCGGTTTCTTCGTCAAGCTCCATGATGGCTCCGCGTTCCAGCGGATCATCTGGTTCTATTACGCTGAGCCCTGCTGAAGTTGAAATGGCCATGCTGGCTGAGCCTGATTTGCCGCGTGAGAAAGCTCTGGAAGCTTATGCCCGGAACAAACAGGCGCTTCTCCGCGAAGGCAAACTTAATTAAGGATTTGGACAATGACTGGTTTTGAAAACATCGACATCCCGGATATCCGTTCCTCTGAAGCCCGTGCTGCATCTCGCGAACCGAAGGCGAGGCCGAAACTGGACTCTACTTCGTCTTCTCTTGCGCGTGCGGAAGCCCGTTTGCGGGAAATCCGTGAAAGCCTGCCGGAGGGCGGTGCGCTTCGAGACAAATTCTGGGCTCCCCAAGCTCCGGCAGGATGGACTTATGAATGGAAAGTCCGGACGGTTATGAATGAAGAGCAATCATCGTATATCGTTGAATTGGCTCGAAATGGCTGGGAAGCTGTCCCGTTGAGCCGCCATCCTGACATGATGCCGGCAGGTTGGAAGGGCGATACGATTGAGGTTGAGGGTCTGGTTCTTATGGAGCGCCCGTCTGTTCTGACAGAAGAAGACCGCGCTGCTGAGGTACGGGCTGCCCGTGAAGCTGTAGCCACAAAAGAGGCACAACTTCGGGATGGCAGGGCTAGCGATCTGGGCAAGCGCGAGGTTCAGCGCTTCTCGAAAAGCCGCTCTCCGATTAATATTCCGGGTGACGAATAAGCAATTGTTGACTTGAAAGTCAATAAAGGCTAAATATTCGCAGACTACGGAATTCTGTCTAGTAATAGACAAAAGAATTAGGTGGGGACCGCAGGGTTGGTCCCTCCTTTTATAAAGTCGATCCGCGCCGGATTGGCATTCATCTTCTCCGCTAAAATCTCCCACGCGCTGTTGGCGATTAGGCACTCTCTGAATTCAGGAGGGTGTGTTGACAAACACCTTTGCTCCCTTCGGATTCCGTCCAGTTTCGACCAGCAATGGCCCGATCAACTGGCGTGTTTCCACTCGTCGCGTCGCGGCGGGAAATTCTACGCCCATCTATAAGGGCGACGTTGTCATGCCGGTAGTTGGCACGCCGACGGGTTATATTACGCTTGGCGTTCCTGGCACGATTGCCGCGACGGTTCCTGCCGCCGGCATCTTCTGGGGCTGCCAGTATCTTTCGACGACGCAGAAGCGGACGGTCTGGTCTCAGTATTGGCCCGGTTCTGACGCGACTGGCGACGTTATTGCGTTTGTGATTGACGATCCGAATGCTCGCTTTGTCGTTCAGACGAGCGGTTCTTCGTTCCAGATCACTGGCACTAACTCCGCCTTCACGTCGTCTCCGGTTGGCCAGTATGCCACGTTCAACGCGGGCGCTGGTTCGGCCACCACGCAGCAGTCTGGCCAGTATCTTGATACGGTCGGAAGCACGGCTGCCTATCCGTTCATTATCACGGACATGGTCATTGACCCGCCGGGAGCTAATGGCACGGATGCGACGAGCAACTACAACTATGTGGTTGTCGGCTTCAACAACGAGTGGCTGCGCAGCAATGCGGGCGTCACTGGCATCAGCTAAGGAGTAGAGACCAATGGCTGTTAATCTTAGCGCCATCCGCGATCTGCTCCTTCCGGGCCTTCGCGGTGTTGAGGGTAAGTATCCTCAGATCCCGAGTCAGTGGGACAAGGTCTTTGAAAAGGCCAAGTCCAACATGGCTCTCGAGCGTACCGCTGAAATGCGTTACCTCGGCCTTGCCGCCATCAAGACTGAAGGCGGTGCGGTTAGCTTCGACAACAACGCTTCCGAGCGTTACGTCTATAATCAGGAGCATTACGAGATCGGTCTCGGCTACGCGATCACTCGTAAGGCGATTGATGACAACCTGTATAAGACCCAGTTCACGCCCACGAATCTTGGCCTGATCGAGTCCTTCGGTCAGACGAAGGAAATCTATGGCGCGAACATTCTTAACACGGCGACGACGTATAACTCGGCGGTCGGCGGTGACGGTGTTGCTCTCTGCTCCACCTCGCATCCGATTGACGGCGGCGTTGTTGCTAATCGCCCGACTGTCGACGTTGATCTTAACGAAGCCTCGCTGCTTAACGGTATGATCAGCATTCGTCAGAACTTCAAGGACATCGCCGGCCTGAAGATGTTTGCGCGTGGTCGCAAGCTCATCATTCCGCCGACCCTTGAGCCGACGGCGATTCGCCTTACCAAGACGGAACTCCGTCCGGGCACGGCAAACAACGACGTCAACGCGATCCATACGACCGCAGGCGGTCTGCCGGAAGGCTACATGGTCAACGACTTCCTGACTTCGACGAAGGCCTGGTTCCTTCTGACGAATATCAAGGGTCTTGTCTACATGGAGCGTATCCCGTACGAAATGGATATGCAGGTAGACTTCACCACGGATAATTTGCTAGTGAAGGGATATGAACGTTATAGTTTCGGCTACTACAATTGGCGCTCAATTTTTGGTAGCTTCCCGACCTAATTGATTTAAGTCGCTGTATTTATTCAACAATGCAGCGACTTAATATTTTCGGGTGTTGGCTTTACATTATCATTAAGCCAAAGTATAATCTTCAAATCGTAGCTACGATTGGGAGATATGCGATGGTAAAAAATGTAGAGCTGACATTCGAAGAATTGTCCAATGTTTTGAGTTATGACGCCTATTCAGGTTCTTTTACCTGGAAGGTGACAATTAACTCCAGAGCTAAGGCAGGAGAAAAAGCAGGCGTTTGGCAGCGTATGCAAAATGGCAAAGATTATTTTTCGATCACTTATAAGGGTCGAAAGTTATCTGGAGCCCAGCTTGCATGGTTGCTTCATCATGGCGAATGGCCAGATAGGTCAACCTTCTTCATTGATGGCGACACGACAAATCTTCGGATATCAAACATCAAGCTAGCTGATTACAAGGCAGAGCGGGTTGTTAGAGAAGATGGTTCTACTCGCTATAAAATGTCTAAGGATCAGCAACGACACTATGGCTTGATGCGCTATTATGGAATGTCTGTTGGCGAATATGCCGAGATGTTTCGGAAGCAGGATGGCAAATGCGCCATCTGCAATCAGCCGGAAACTGATAAAGATCGTCATGGGAACATTCGTGTTCTAGCAGTCGATCACTGTCATGCTACTGGCGCTGTTCGGGAACTTCTTTGCTATGCCTGCAATAGTATGCTTGGGCAAGCCAAAGATAACATTGATGTTTTACTTGCTGGTGCTGAGTATCTCAAAAAGCATTCAGCTTAACGCACAACCCCAAAGGATGTGAATAATGGCACTTACCAATTTTCCCAACGGCATTACCTCTTTCGGTGTGCCGGTCGTTGGTGGCGTTGGCGGCATTCCGCTGACTGGCACCTGGTGGTTTGTTAACCCGGCTTCGGGTTCTGACGCCTATGATGGGCAGTCTCCCGAGACGCCTTTCCAGACGATTTATGCTGCCTATCAGGCTGCGGCTGACGGCAATAACGACGTTATTGTCCTGATCGGCAACGGTGCGACCAGCGGCACGGCGCGTCTTTCTCTTGCGAATGCGCAGGCGGCAAACAGCGCTGCGACGAGCGGCTCTCTTATTTGGGCGAAGAATGCTCTTCACCTGATTGGCGAGGGTTCTCCGACCGGCATCAGCAATCGCGCGCGCATGGCTCCGCCGACAACCTATACGGCCGCGACCTTCCTTAATAGTCAGCCGGTTGCTTCGACGCCGGTTGTGAAGGTCACTGGCTCTGGATGTATCTTTGCGAACTTCCAGATCTGGGGTGGTTTCTCGACGGGTAATGCCGGTATGATTACCTGGCAGGACGAGGGCAATCGTAACTATTACGCCAGCGTCCATTTTGCTGGTCAGTCTGACGCAGCTTCGGCTGGCGGCACGGCTTCGCGTTCGCTGGTTCTTTCCGGCGGCGGCGAGCATGTGTTTCAGGACTGCACTGTTGGCGTTGATACTGTTCAGCGCACGACGGGCGTTACGCGCACGCTTGAGTTCAAGGACGGCACGGCTCGCAACTCGTTCCTTGGTTGCGTATTCCCGGTCACGCTGGCGTCTGCTTCGGCTGCTTCTCGGACGATCTACACGGCTGCTGCGGCGGCTGCGGATCGCTGGCAGCGGTTTGATGGCTGCACGTTCATCAACGCGGTTGGCTCGGGTTCAACGGCCCAGACGGCTCTTGTCGATCTGGCTGCCTCGACGGGTGGCGTTGTCATCCTGAAGAACTCGACGGCTGTTGGTTCGACGGATCTGTTCGCGAATGCGACGACTGCCGGCCAGATGTATATCGACGGTGGCGCTCCGACTGCGGCTACCACGGCCCTTGCTGTTAATCCGGCCTAATCCCAAAGATTAAGGAGATAGAATATGAAAGCTCATTACAAGAAGGGTGGCTCGGTTGAGCCCCAGGGCAAGATGGTTGCCAACCCGACTCCGTCCGATGTTTACGCCGGCGAAGATTCGGAAGTTGTGAAGTCTGCCAAGAAGCGCAAGAAGGGCGGCAAGGTTTGTGGCCCAATGGCCATGAAGCGCGCTGACCGCAAGCCGCGCAAGTCTGGCG